GCTCCTGCTCCTGCTCCTGCTCCTGCTCCTGCTCCTGCTCCTGCTCCTGCTGCTGATGCTGATGCTGAAGCTCAAGCTGCTGCTGAAGCGAAGGCTGCTGCTGAAGCGAAGGCTGCTCAAGTAATGGAAAGTTACAAAAATTTTATTGATGCTTTTAAAAACTGTTTGGTTGATTCAACGTCAGACTCACCAAAAATTAAAACAGATATAAGTGCACAAAATTATATGACTACATTAAATAGTTGTATTACGAAAGATTTTAAAAAATATGAATCCTTTTTTAAAGCTATTTTAAATAAATCTTTAAATAAATCTGCTAGACAGCTTTCTAATGGTGCTAATATTCCTGAGACCGAAGAACTAAACCATGATTTATTAAATGTAATCATAGATACATTACAACCAAATAATATAAACGAAATGAGTATTGAAAAAACATCACTAGAAAACCTAGTAGAAAGTTTAACTAATATGCTTAATAATAATGATAATGAATTAATGATCAACGTAAAAAATAATTATGTGAGTAAAATATCCCCTGCCACCAATACCACATCAGGTGGTTCATCTAAATCTAAATCGAAAAGTAATAAATCCAAGAAAAATAACAAATCATCTAAGCGTAAAACTAGAAAATCTGCATCATCTTCAAGCAGAAGTAAAAAGGTTAGATTTATAAAATAAATGCAACATGATGAAAAGCTACATGATTAAAATCTACACGTCTTAATTATATGCAATCATAATTAAAATAATAATGTATTTCAACAAATAAACGATGATTACATTATTATTTACAGAATTATTTACAAAATTATATAAAAAATAGATCATACTATCTCATTCAACTAACAATTGCGCGAATTGCATCATCAATGCTTTCAATATTATTAAAACAGATTTTATTTATTTCCGCCGGTGAGTATTTATAATTGATATCATTATCTTCTTCTCTGTTATCGCATTTGTTGTCTCTATCAGTAGCATAATTCGCATCAGTCGCATCCCTCACTCTTCTATTATTCTTCAAAATATCCACCTGTTCTTTGCTGAGCGATATTCCATAAAATAACTCCAGTAACTGTATTACCATCGTTCGCGTACATTTTGTAAACTCAATATGTTCATCTAGTCTACCAGGTCTTTTAAATGGTTCGCTAATCTTACTTGGGTCATTTGCAGTGCATATAATAATTCTGCCACTCGTTTCTACAAGTCCATCCATAATTGTAAGTATATCCGCATCATTTATTACAGACTTTGTTTTCATTAAATTGGTAGGTCCATGCATCGTACCTGTCGAGTTTCCACTTTTCTTCTTTTTAAACGACTCGCCACCACCACCACCACCATCACTATCATTATTCTTGTCTCCTTTACCACTTTTGCTATCATTACTACTCGAATCACTATCCACAACAATTACACTATTTGTTTCCGACATGTTTCCTACTCCACTTAAACCCATAATCCCACTCAACAAATTCGCACTCATTGCCTTCATCGCCGCCGTCGTTGCATCATTTGTCGAAACCGGTTTTTCACTAATCACGTCTAATATCTTATCAAACTCGTCAATCACATACAGGCGCTTATGTGTGGGAATATATCGACCATTAATGTAATCCCCATAAAATATATTCTTCAAATCCGACACCTTTTTAATCTTATCAATATCATTTACATTAATAATATGTCTATCTAACATTTTTGCAATCGCTTTAATTGTAGACGTTTTACCACACCCCGGAGGTCCATAAAACAAAAATCCAAGCTGATAAGGTATTCCACGTTGTTCATACCATGATTTATTTTTTACAAAAAAATCAAGACGATTTATAATCTTATCTACATCTGTGAAAAAACAATTCTTCTTCAAATTTTTCGTCGTATTTAACTGATATTCGGAACATAAAATATTTGACAGTTTCTGTTCCTGTTGATACCCATAATCATCATCGCTATTTGATATATGCTTTTCACTTTGTATAAACTCATAAATGTATATTTTATCCGTCATTTTGTCTTCTATTTTTTTATTATATAACTTTTCGCATTTTTCAATAAAGTTGTACATGACATCAATCGGTTTCTTTTTATCCATTAAAAGTGTGAAATTAACTTTTTTAAATTCCCTTACATCCGAGTTTTTTGAATCTCCGCGATGTGTATTTATTTTTTCTATCAATATAAATATTCCATTTTCAACCTCAATTGGTAAATTTGTACGCGGACTATATACCTTTGCCATATTACTATTTTTATCAACAACTTCAATATATCTTAAATTCATAATTAATCCGTTTACTTCCTTCTTTTTACGTCTCGATTCAATAACATCTGTGTAGTAATCGAGTATGTGTATAATTGGAGAAGGATACGTAATATGAATATTCATAGAATGATATCCTACAACATACTGGTTCCCTTGGTACATTATTCGATGCATGTTTCCTTTTCTTAGACTCATATATATCTGTCTGATTGTTTCACGATTTGTTGAATATAATATATGAATACCGTGTGTCAAATAACTCAAAATCTCAGTATTGTGCAGTATAAATAAAAATAAAAGAATGATAACAACATCTATATAATAATTCCCCGTTTTCAAATTTTGTATCAAAATAATATCACCAATACCCCCTAAATTCGGCATGGGTATCATAGTTGCAGCAGTATATTTGTATGAGGCTATATATTTATAATAGTTTCCCTCTAAATCGATTATAAATATATTATAAGGATTGTACTCTGTACTCTTCGTATCGTTGGGAGTAAACCTACTAAAATGGCATTGAATATTGCAAAGCGTTATCATATATTGTAGCCTTAAATGCGTCATTGTATCCTTCAACATAAACAGTGTCTCCGTTATATATATTATCGCATCCTTGGTCCGATGTGCAGCTGCGCCGTTTATGTGTTACTGGTAATTTTACAGACTGATTTTTATCGCTCATGGTATAAAATTGCCACTTGTCGCGGCTTGGAAATAGTGGTCTTCCCATAAGCGAAAGGATTGTTTCTGGACCATTGACGCGTGTAAGTATCCCTACTTGACGATATGACGAATTTATCGAGCGTGTTGGTACATTTATCGGTATTGATACACTTCCTCTTATGTCACCACCCATTGCACCACCCATTGCACCACCCATTGCAATATCCAATGGATTTGATGCTCCATGCGGATGAAAAAATCTATCATCGCGAAGTGGCGGAGTATACGGATTTAATAAAACATCTGCCGGACCGCGAGTATATCCAGAACCGAAACTCGGTATTAAATCTAAGAACCCTCCTCCGTGTGCATGAGGGTGCGAATGGGGATGTGCATGAGGGTGCGAATGTGAACTCTGTCTGGGAGACTCTTTATTAAAATTATAATATGCTAAATAAACAATGAAACTTGTAATAAATAGAAAAATCACAAGTGTTATATTTTCAAAACATATTACACCCGGAGGGCATTTCTTTGCCATTATATAAAAATATGGATATTATATTTTTATACGAGGTTATATTGGGTATATTGGGTTATATTGGGTTATATTGGGTTTCGAATTATTTCTCGAATTTCGATTAATCTCACGCATCTGTTACGCCTCATATTTTAATGTTTGCCTATATCTTAGTTTCCTACAGGAGCCGGGCTGGTTTTGTTGCCTCCTGCTCCTCCCGTCAAAAACGACATTCCTGGGAATCCACCACTTCCTGAAAACATCTTGCTTATTGAACTATTCTCAAATTTATCAAGAAAATTCTGAGCCGTATTCAAAATAGGCTCAATGGATTTTAAGTTATTAATCATTTCATTTTGTTGGGCTACCATATCACTGTTTCCTCCCATATTTGACAGGACACTAAGCGCCTGTTCTTTTTGGGCGTTTCTTCCGCTTGCCATACCAGAAGCTGTAGCAGCTGTCATTGGATTAATTGTCTCACCATTCACCGGAGCAGGATTAAGTTGAGACATACCGTCCCTTGAACCAGCACCTTTACCACCATTAAGAGGTTCCTTTATAGTATTTGCCGGCACAGCTCCCATAGAAACAGTTTCATCAGAAGTAACAGCGGGTGTAGCTTCAGCAGGCTTTGCAGTAGCAGAGGCAGCAGCTTTAGCAACAGCAGCTACAGCTTCATCGTGATTCTTTTTTGCTTCTTCATATTTTTTTTTAAGTTCGGCTTTCTTTGCGTCATCTGATTCTTTATCCATTGCTGCTTTTGCATCGTCCATAAGAGCTTTTAACTTTGAAATTTCTTCTGTAGTAAAACCCTCTGCCATCATCATTGATGAAAATCCTCTATTTCTGAACATAACAAGAAAGTTTGTTAAAATAGTGGTTGTTAATAAAACAATAATCATATTTTTACTAAAGAATGTTGTCAGTAACCCAATAATAATAAAAATTCCTACAGCTTCTAAATTATTTCTAAGTAAATAGTTTGCAGCAGTTACAATTGCAAAAAAGAAAGAAGCATATAACACATATTTATTCGAAAGAATACTGATCGAGTTGTTCGAAGATTTAGGGGAAGACTTTTTTGATTTCATTATAAGTATTATATATATGACATAGAAAAAAGGTATTGTAAAATAATAATAATTATAGATTTTAATTATTATTAACTTATATTATTTAACTTGTCGCAATAAATATTAGTAATCGTACTCTTCATAGTAATCATCATCAGATGAGACATAATTATTATTACTACCCCTTGTACTTAGAACATATTTTATCTCTTCGCGAATATTTTGTATTTCTCTCAGCAGTTCTGTCTGGTCCATTTTTACGCGATTCAATTTAAATTCATCATTCTTAATATTTTTAGAAATTTCGCGTATGTGTTCAGATAATACCTTAAGTGCTCTTTTTTGCTTTCTCTTTTCATCTAAAATAACATTATTATAGTTCTGGTAATCATTGACAACAGTTTCTAAAAAAGAGTTTTGTTCTCTTATATCCCTTATTTCTTTTTCTTTATCAAACATTTGTTTACGCTTCTTACGTAACAATTCTTTCATTTTATAAATTCTTATATCTTTTTTCATTGTCGAATTTGCATAAGAATCTTCGGATGGTTCTCTTTCGTCATTGTCAAGGTATTCATCTTGACTGTCGTAGTCACTACCTAGAGACGAGTCGTCGCTTGTCCTCATATCTTTTAGTTGTGTAGTTTGAGATGCATGAGATGCATGAGATGCATGAGATGCATGAGATGCATGAGATTGGTGAGAAATAGGATAATTCTCTTTAATATATTGAAATGATGGACTTATCATAGAATTTTTCATAAACTCGTCTATCTTAGGAGAGTCACTTATCTTTATTGGAGGTGTACTTTTTTGTTTTATCATTATATTATTATAGATATATATATTCCTATTTATATTCGTATATATATTCCTATTTATATTCGCATATATATTCGTATTTATAACATATTTGTCATTGTTAAACACTAGCAGTTCCTAATGATTTTGCACACAAGTAAATACGTTTTGAATTAAATATTATATCTAAAATAACAAATGCTATAGAATAAATTAGTCCATGAACTAAGGCTACTACTATTCTATTACCGTTATTCGGAATCTTAAAAAAGAAATCAGGAATCATTATTATGAATAAAAAAATAAATAAAAATTTTTTTGTAAAATTAAGTATAGAACCAAGCATAAGTATATTATATATTTATATTATGTATTTTATTATTGTGTATATTATCGACAATATTTCTATGGTTGCTTAAATTGTTGAGCAACAGTTATTAAATATTTCAAAATAGTAGGTATAAGTTTAAAAAATATCAACCATATAATAAAATATACAAATGAAATAATCAATGCAGGTATAATTTTGTCCTTAAATTTTTCCCATATTTCTGAAAGTTTTGCCTTTATTTTTATATATTTTTCATTAAAGAAATATTTATCTTTATTATTTTTTTTATTTAACTTCTTATTTGTATCTTTTTTTATTTCTTCTAATTTTTTCTTTAATGGTGTTGTTAATTCTTCTTTTTTTGCTTTCAACATCTTCGGCAACGTTTCTTTAAAAAATTTTACAATGAAATTTGGAAATAACTTAGATGCATTCCTTTTAACAGACTTAGGTACTAGACTATTTAAAAAATTCGTAAACCTTTTTATCACATTTTGTATGAATTCTAAAATTTTCTTAATAACTCCATCATATGGGAAAAATGCAAACACACAAAAATATATAATAAAAGTAAATAAAAAAGAACAAAAAAACTCCATAACAAGTTGAAATTTACAAGGCATCCCCCCTGGTACCGCACCAGACACACTAGCTATATCTTGTACACCGGGTACTGGAAGATTAAACATATTGCCTATTTTACCAAGTTTACTCGTATTAGCAGTCGGCGAATAAACATTCATTTTTTATTATATATGTACGGTACTAATATATTATGAAAATATATTATATACTAATATAAAAATATTCATATATAATATTATAACATTTAGAATGTCTTTAAAGCAAAATTCCATCCCCGCTAGTAAATCGTCTGAGCCTCTTCTTACAGAAAATGACTCTCGCTACGTATTGTTTCCCATCCAAGACAACGAAATATGGAAAATGTATAAAAAACAAGTCGACTGTTTCTGGAGAGCCGAGGAGATTGACTTATCGAAAGACACCGTGCAGTGGAATAGCGACGTTTTAGACGATAATGAACGGTTTTTTATTTCCATGGTTTTAGCTTTTTTTGCCGCAAGTGACGGAATCGTTACTGAAAACCTAGCTGTGCGTTTTATGGGCGACGTGCAGTTAGCCGAAGCGCGTGCCTTTTACGGATTTCAGATTGCGATAGAAAATGTTCATAATGAAGTATATTCTTTACTAATCGACACCCTTATTAAAAGCAGCGAACAAAAAGAAAAACTATTTGCAGGTATACAAAATTTTCCATGTATTAAAAAAAAAGCCGACTGGGCACTTAAATGGATAAACGACAAAAGAAGTTCGTTTTTTACGCGACTCATTGCCTTTGCATGCATCGAGGGTATATTTTTTTCAGGTGCCTTTTGTTCCATTTATTGGCTGAAAAAGAGAGGGTTGATGCCTGGTCTCACGTTTAGTAATGAGCTTATATCTCGCGACGAAGCGTTGCACACCGAGTTCGCAATATTGTTGTATAATAAAATGCAGAAAAAATACCCGAAACAAAAAGTACACGAAATCATAAAAGAAGCGGTAGAAATAGAAAAAGAATTTATTTGCGAAGCATTGCCTTGTCGACTAATCGGAATGAACTCAAAGTTAATGTCACAATATATCGAATTTGTTGCTGATAGGTTATCTCTTCAACTTGGATACGAAAAAATATACAATTCTTCGAATCCATTTGATTTTATGGAAATGATTAGCATAGAAGGGAAAACTAACTTTTTTGAAAAACGTGTTAGCGAATATGCTTTGTCGGAAAAAACCAAAACAGATACTATTTTCGATTTTAATGCCAGTTTTTAATTTTTTTCATCTCAGCGCACACCACCCATACCAATTCCTCTATACGCATTTTTTCTAATATGCTGTGGATGTTGTGGATGCTGTGGATGTTGTGGATGCTGTGGATGCTGTGTATGTTGTGTATGCTGTGGATGCTGTGTATGTTGTGGATGCTGTGTATGCTGTGTATGCTGTGTATGCTGTGTATGCTGTGTATGCTGTGTATGTTGTGTATGTTGTGGATACTGTGTATGCTGTAAAGGAACCGATTGAGGGCGGCTCGGCAATATAATATTCTGCTGTTGTACTGGTGGTCGCTGCTGTTGTACTGGTGGTCGCTGCTGTTGTACTGGTGGTCGCTGCTGTTGTGGCTGGTATATACCAATATTTTTATTCATTTTTACATCAAGTATATTTTTAACATCTTCCTTGTCTAGACGTATTTTCGACTCAACCGCTATATTTTGTTCTTCAAATCGCAACATCCTAGGGTCACGCATTGTTTGAAAACTATATACATTTATATACTCATCTTTAAACTCATAATTTAAATTTCGTATCGTAACAAGTCCATCCGACGTTGTCATATTTACTACAGTTGCTGCTTCTTTCCTACATATAAGTCGTTTAACACCATCACATAACTGTAAAATATGTTTATCTAAAATATTGAAAAAAACAGACCGGTCAATATACAACCCCACATACTCTGCGCGTTTTTGCATATAATTATCTTCACCACCCCATGCCCAAAAATTAGGAAACCCATTCGTCCTTTCAAAATCCCCCCCCTTTATAGAAAAAATACCACCGAGTGCAAATTTAAAACCATAGTAATGTTTTACTATACCAGGAGTAGTATCATAGTTGATTACATTCTTGCTATATGGAACGGTATCTACGTCGTTAAAGACAAATGTAATATTTTTATAATCATTTGGATACTTGTATTTTAAAGCCAAAAACCCTATGTTTTTCATCGCGCCACGATTAAATGGTAAGGTGTTTTTCTGTTCTACAAAATATATTTCGTAATCTGTTTTAGGAGTATCTTCTAAAACATGTTTCATATAAACTGTGAAAAATTCTTTATGTTCTGCTCTATCCCTGTACGGAATTATAAAAACGATTTTAGGGATATTCACTTCAGATAGTTGTTGTGGTTTTAAAACGGATGTATCCGTGTTTGTACCTGTATTTGTATCATTATCCATGATGTCGTCTATAAATCAAAAATATAAATTATAAATGATATAATATTGTTAATTTTATTTTTTTAGTTTTTTGGCGAATACTTTTCTAAAATAATCTTTGGTATCAATTGTTCTTTAATACTTTCTAATTTCTTGAAACATTTATTTATCGTAACTTCACTCGTTTCGCTAATTTTATTAACATCTTTTTTAGATATGTTAAGCCCGCAAATTTGCGACACAAAATATATAATACCTGCTGCAATAGAATGAGGTGTGTTCTCCGGGATTAAGTTATTTTTTTCAATACGAAGTGCAATGAACTGACACAGTTTCGTAAGTTCTCCATTGACATGCAACCTAGTACAGTATCTCTCTATAAAAGCCTCCGGTCTCGTCTTACAGAAACTAGTCTTCTCGGAATTATGCATATCATTCTCAATATCATTTATGATACATACTGCATTTTTACACCCCTTTGTTGCACTCGTATTGTCTAAATTAAATATTGTAGCAATCTCCTTTGCTGTTCGCGGACAGTCGTGGATTCGAAATGCGATATATACTGAAGCAGCAATAATACCATCACGGTTAGAACCGCGAAATGTTTGGTGTTCTGATATTTTCTTATGACAACGCAATGCTTCGTCAATTATGATTTTTGGAATACCAGCATTGTTCGCAATAATAGTAATATGTTGAAATTCATTGTACTGTGTCTTTTCTTTGTGCGGTGATGCCTGCCACTCCGTATATCTTCTTATTTTTCGCATTTCATATGAAGATATGCCATCACATAATATCTTACACCCAAATGATGACTCTACAAGTAATGGGTTAACCGGCAAACCACATCTCGTCGGGTCACTCGTCTGATTGTCATCAACGCCATAGTATCTCCATTCGGCGGTTTGGTCAACAATATCTTTATAAATTATACTACACTTGGGGTTAGTACAAATAAGAAATCCTTCATCCGACAATGACACAGGATATTGACATGTATCACAGTTTTCTCGTTGTCCGGAATTTCTGTAAATACATTCGACAGTTGTTTCATCTTTTTTGAATTGTTTTTTATCGACACCGATGTCAAAAGACTCATTAATTTTTTTCCACAAATCTGCTTTGTTATTATTATTATCTTTTATTTTATTTTTATATGTTTTGTGTGTAGTAGGTATTCTAGGTACAGATATAGATTGTTCAAACATGTGTATACGAATGTGTTGTCTTAAAGTATGATACATATTTTTTAATTCAATTTTATTCATATTATAATGTTTATTATGAATGAAATAAAAAGAAAATAAAAATATTTAACATTCAATAATATATAAAGCATTATATATAATGGGCAACTATTCAAGTACGATTACAAATAAAAATAAAAATAAAAATAAAAATAAAAATAATGATTCCATATTAAATTTTAAAGAATTAAATAATAATAATAGCGAATTTATTTCTAAACTAAATGAGATTGCGACTGATTATATTCTAGGGCAAAACTTTCAAGATATGATTCGACTTACAAATTCCAAATATTGTAATGATTTAGTAATTATAACATCAAAAATATTAAAAAAATCATTTTTCTCTAATCAAATACAGGTCATGTATAAACAAATATCGGAAGGCGACATATACAGTGGGCAATCTATATCAGGTATATCAGGTATATCAGGTAGTAGCCAAAAAGAGCAAACAAAGAAGATGTGTATAGAAATTGCTAAATATTATGTTAAAATAGCCCATTTATTTGCTGCTATCATAACAACATTGAATCCAGTATTTTCGTGGAGGTCATCCGCTAGTTCTTCACGTGCGATATTGAGCCCACATATACCTGCCGAACCTCCCGGACGAACAGAGGTGGAACAAGACATTGACGGTCTAGAAGACGTGGAAAAAACAACACTGGAAAACAAACACTACATCTCTGAAATGGCAAAAGATGTAAAAATAGAGAATTTGAATTTTTGTAATTCTCGTATTGCCGATTTGATGGATATGGATGAGCTTACTGATTTATTAGACGACGAATCCGTCATGAACACCATGAGTGGAGAGATGCCTGTGTCCGAAATTAAAATAAAAACAAAACTATGTTCGTCTAATTTAAATAATAGTACAGGCACAGTTAAGACTGTATATGATTTGCCCGGTTTTGCAGAACTTAGTCGTTTATATAACGATAAATATAATGCGAGCAAGGGTAGATTTGATAAAATGTCAGCAAAGAGCAGAGACGAGAAGAAGAGGAATATTGACTTACTATATACGCTATTTACTGGAAATCCTAATCCACCTAAAGATATTAAAAGTTTTCGCGATATCCCCCTGCATTCGTTTTCAGATACCGCTGACTGTAGTAGCCCTGATTCAATGTTAAACAAGACATATGTGGGTAATACAAAGGATAAGTTATTTGTAGACTATGTAGAGCAAGTTAAAAAAATGATTTATGACTCGAATATGATAAGGAACTCTCTGCTGGAAGTTATCGACAGTATATTTATTGCCAATACGTCGTCGCAAAGTGATGGTGCTAAAACAAAGTATATCATCGACCCAAATTTGACATACGAAGAGTTGAATAACTTGATAGATGAAACGAGAAAAAATATACTAAAGTTGTATGTAAACTGTGAGAAAAATTTTATTCACACATTGAAAATTTTACAGGGGATTATAGAGGCGCAAATGTTCGAAACCGGTCAGCGGCAAATACGCGAACTTGAAAAGAGTATTGATGCGGAGTACGCTGTTTGACGCGCCATACAATATAAACATGTTGCAACTGATTATGAATATTTTGATATAGTCATAATCATAATTATTTATTTGCGTATTTATTTTTATGTATACGCATACGCATACGCATATTATACTTTACATGACAGTGCATCCACGCTGATTTCCTTTTTGTTCTGGTTGTGGTTCCGATGGTGGTGGTGGTGCTGATAGTGGTGGTGCTGATAGTGGTGGTTCTGACTCTGATTTTTTTCGTTTTACTGATTGTTTTTTTGTTTGTGGTGCTGATAGTGGTGGTTCTGACTCTGATTTTTTTCGTTTTACTGATTGTTTTTCTCTTTGTGGTGTTGATGACGGTGCCGATGGTGGTGCTGATAGTGATGGTGCCCGTGGCAGTTGTCCTAACATATAAGGCAATCTTAAATGACTCGGGTCAATAGGACACGTAACTGATGAACATAATGTAACAATTTTTGATATTTCTGTACCAACTTTTAATAGATTAGCATGATAACTTTCTGAAGGTGGTATATTATTTGCTCTAAATTGTGTAAGAAAAGTACTAAAGTTGCTAAATGTACCAGCTCCATATACACTCTCCATAGTATACTGAGATTGACATGTGTTGCCATTATGTAAAACTATATACATCATAAAATCGACAAATGCTGTCATTATTAAATTATGATGAATATCTTCTAGTGTGAACTGTCGACATCTAAAGTCAACAAGAGTACCTAGATTTTCTTGAAATTTTTGTGTAAGAATTTCTTCGTAAGGAGCTTGTTTAGTTTGTTTTTTTACTATTGTAGGCGCGTTGTCAATATCAACCCCAAAAAATTCACACAATTGTTGAATTGTGCAAAATGTATTTTTACCATCACGTATATTATCTAACATAGTATCAAAAATGTTTACTGTATATTGTTTATCATCATCATCACTGTTTAAATCAATAGCACCTCCAATATCAACTAGTACTACATGTTCTTGAGATGCATTCGATAAAGCATTATTTGGATGACAGTCGTATAAAATAATTCTTACTCCTGTCGCACACGCAAGTTGAGCTGCTGTTGTTAGTAATGCTTTTTGGATTTTAGAAAGATTGAATGATTTTGTACCAAGTATACTAGTTGTAGTACCTAGTGTATATAATGTTTGATAATGTTTTGTATCTATATACTCCATGAGTAGGATATCAACAGCCCAGTTTTGTTTTTCTGTAACATCCTTTTTACGTGCATCTTCTATATTTTTTTGTTTTAACCAGTCACCTATTTCTCTAAAAACATGAACTACGTCATCATCTATTCCTTGTGCTGTTTCCGTAAGAATTTGATAGTTTGTTGCAGCAGCAAATTTATTGCCCCTAAATAATCTAAAATGATTTTCAAAATCCTCAGAGCTAAAAACACCATGCGCGATTACATCTGGAACAAATGCTGATGTACCACTAATACACGAAAAACTGTCGTATAATTTTTCTTGAATATGTGCTTCTTTTGTTGAACGTATAACACTAACTGCTCGTTTGCTGTGTGTCTGGTTTTTAAAATCTACATAATCATAACTTTCAAACCTACTTGCATGAGAAACATCAAGAACTAATGATAGTTTCATACAAAAATGTTGTAAGGGAATACCTCTATCGATCTTGTCAATATCTAGTGCTTCACGTAAAGGTAAATTTCTTGTATTAAATAGTGTCCCTTTTGGTACTGTCCCATATAAAATAAACCCATAACGACTATTATCTTGGATAAAAGATACATCAGTTGTTTTTTTAAATAAAGAATTTATAATTAACTGTCCTAATTCCTCATCGGATAGAGGAGGATTTGGTTTGGCACGTTTTTCAGAAGCAACAGCTGATTTAGAAGCAGAAGAACGTCCTCTTTTTTTAGTATCAGAAGCAGCAGAAGCAACATGAGCAGCAGAAGCAGCAGAAGTTTTTTTATCAATTTCTTCATTGATTTCATGCATTACATCAGTACTAACTGTTATTACTCCCCCAGACTGATTTTTAGATATTTTTTTTACTCGATTTTTAGTTTTACGTCGTGTTTTATGTATGATTTTACGTGACAATTTACGTTTTGTTTTTTTATACTTTCTACGTGACATAGTAATAGTATGTATAAATTCAATATACTATTATAAATTACAGTATGATAATAATTCTAAATATATTTGTGTGTGTGGATTACTAAATATATAGTGTAAATGTGTCTATTTGGACCACTAAATATATATTTCAAAGATGTATATTTGTTATACATATATACATCTTATATAATAGTAACTTATTTCAAATAATGAAAGTTATTTACTTGCGGCGACGAGTCATGCGGTTACGTCTAGATTTAGATACACGACTTTTTCTGCGTCCACCTTGTTGCTGCTGCTGCTGCTGCTGCTGCTGAGATACACGACGACCTCTCATAGTTCTTTTTACTTTTCTTGCCATTTTATATATAACGTATAGAAAAAAAATATAAAATAATTGGAAAATATTATATTATATTTTTAATTATTATTATTCTAGCTTTTAAATAATATTTTATAAATAATATTTTTTTATAAATAACTTTTTGTTTATAAAGACAATATTTATTCTAAATAATATTGTTTCTAAATAATATTGTTTCTAAACAATATCATTTTTCTAAATATTATAAACTTATTTTATGTATTTTTGTATTTTTGTATTTTTGTATTTTTGTATTTTTTACTTACTGTTAGACCAAATTGTATCATTATTCCAGTACATACGGTCTCCCTTTTTTACGTCGTATAATTTCTTAAATATTTTTAAACGAGACATCGGACAATTTGTCCTATATTTTACTAAAGGATGTGGATTTGTCTTTATATTAAAGTTTATCGACTGTTTATATATCGCCTCTCTCCATTGAAACGCTATATATATAAAAAACTTCTTAAGTGAATCATCTTTCACCTTCTTCGGTTCATCATTACTATTCAAGTAGTTGTTTAAATAATTAACGCATATCTCTATACCAGATATATCCGCTACACTTTCCCCAACCATCATTGACGCATCCATCTTTATACCATCCCACGACGCAAATAACTCATATTGCTTAATAACATTCTTTACTTTATCCTCAAATATCTTCGCATCCTGAGGAAGCCACCAGTTTCTCATATTACCTTTATAATCATACAACCTGCCTGTATTGTCTAAACAATGCGATAACTCATGTCCAAATGTATATCCAATATGTGCTAAATTATATTCAAGTCCTGTTAAATTCAACGATACAAAAGGTTCCTGTAATGATGCCGCAGGAATATATATATTGTTTTTCGTAGAGTTGTAAAACGCATTCACTATATACGGCTGAGTACCCGACAACGCTAAACCCCCGTTTACGCTAAAGTTAACCTCCGGAAGTTCCACATAATGCTGCCCATCATGCGCTATTAAATACTCGCGCCTTACTTGCGACTGCTCATACATTATACCATACGCATCCATTATCGGCAAGTCTGCAACCAAGTCTTCTATCATATATTTCGGATATACCGTCTCAATTGATATAGTTTCTAGTTTTTTTAATGCCTCTATCTTCGTCTCAGGTTGTAACCATAGATTCTCATTTATGATTCGTATAAATACATTTCTTAAATCGTTTCCTAGCGTGTTTGCTATATATACCGCCTGAGAATGCACGTATTTCTCCACGTATAGCCTAGATAACAACGTATTAAAACAATACGACAATGCAAATAATGGGAACAGTTCACTTGGTATATTTGCTTGCTGCCCTTTTGCAAATTTATTGAAAAAATTAAACCTCAACCGGCTTGTTTTATTTGAGTACAAAGCTAACTGTCTTAGGTACATATAGTACCAATATGCCTTCCATTTTGGTGTTTTCCAGTCGGCATGTAGCTTCTTCATTATACAGTTTATGTAACTTATGCTACCAGCGATATACGTCCTCGGTGCTTTTTTGTATCCAACACCCTCTGCAAATTTTTTCCAGTCAAAATGATATTTACTTCTACTTTCTTCTGCTGTAACTACGTTGTAAAATTCCTCCGAGTCCCCTCTTTGAAAACAGTTCATCGCATTCAACATATCTATTTCGCATTCGATTACATGTCGCGGATTTAATCCGTGTCCCTCGCCTAGCATTTTATCGTATAAATCCGCCACAAATTCGCAAAACTTATTTGCAAAATTCTCTTTAAATTCTTTCGTATATTTTTTATTGTCATTTCCTGTTATATATAAATCATAATCGTAAAATGATAGTTGTGGTGACTGAATATGGCTTCGTAAATTTACTGCATCTTTTTCGTCTTGAGAAATATCCCATACTATAGGACAACCCCACGATATTATTTCGCATTTGTTTATTGACGCTAAGTATCCGATTAAGTCATCTTTACCAATGTAGTCTTCGTATTCATTCTCCATAGTTTTTACATGTTTTAATATTTTATCATGTGAAAGATTCTTATACGTCATGGAATCGATTACATTTTTAACTTTTCTGGAAAGAGGGGTGTTGTTATTTTCACAATACTCATTTGCCAGACGGATCACACGATAGTTTACGGTATTTTGTATAAACCGAAACGTATCCAGTTTGATAAAATAATAGTTTTTGTAATCCATTACAATATTTTGTGCTTTCATCCATGCATAATTTATATATGTGTAAAAGTCCTTTTTAGGGCTAAGTTTGTATTCCTTTTGTATTTTTTCTATATTATTTGCTTCCTCAAGTAAACTTTGTTCATTATCTACACTCTCTTTATTTGTGTGTATATTCTTGAGCGGCCACAGCAAGTATTTAGACTCTACTAATTTAGTATTTATATAGGGCATTTTTATTAATTTGAAATTTTTATTTACCTTAGTATTCTCATATTTATTGAACTCTATTTTTTTAGTATTTGATATTTTTCTTTTATTTTTTGTTGTATTTTTTTTCCTTATTATTACTCTCCTTCTAGAATATTTTCTTTTTCGAGTTATTCTCATAATCTAACTAAAGTATGCTATTACTATATATTATATTAATATAATATTTGTATATATTATTTCGCTCTCTTAAATATATTACTAAAAAACATAAAGATATAATATTATGTCATATTATAATGGTACACGTAATGAAGGCTTTTTTACTGTTAGCAAGTTTATCATTTGCTTCAGCTCTTATGTTAGTGCCGCATGATGGGAATGAAACGCGGTCCGGCATCCATGATGCTGTACTTCCCGAAAATTCCACAGATACATTTAAACATTTTGTTAACCAACTAAACTATACAAAACATCAACCACATTTAGCTATTGTTGAAAATCGTAAGTTACTAGAAAATCAAAATACTGAATCTTCTAATAACAGCGGTGACCGTGACGACATTGATGACCGTGACGACAGTGATGACAGTGATGACAGTGATGACAGTGATGACAGTGATGACAGTGATGACAGTGATATGAGTGAGGGACATGATGGGAAAAGAAAGCTTCTTATCTCTATAAAAAAATTGTTTTCACGCAAAGCGTCTCCGCCTGCGCCACCTGCTCCTAGAGCTGCATCGCCTGTAGCCAAAGTTGTAGCACCGGTAGCCAAGGTTGTAGCACCTGTAGCCAAGGCTGTTGTAGCACCTGTAGCCAAAGTTGTAGCACCTGTAGCCAAGGTTGTAGCACCTGTAGCAAAGGTCGTAGCACCTGTAGCAAAGGCTGTTGTAGCACCTGTAGCAAAGGCTGTTGTAGCACCGGTAGCCAAAGTTGTAGCACCGGTAGCCAAAGTTGTAGCACCGGTAGCCAAAGTTGTAGCACCTGTAGCAAAGGCTGTTGTAGCACCGGTAGCCAAGGTTGTTTCTAGTGTTGTTTCAAGTGTTAAATCAAGAGGATTTAAATTATACGGAAACTACTGTGGTCCAAACTACTGTGGTGGTCAACGGTTTAAAGGCGCTGAAGGTCCCAATTGTATTTGGGGTGTTGCACCAAAAGATTCACTTGACTCATGTTGCAGAACACATGACCAATGTTGCGGAACACCTAGCACACGAAGCACAAGTTGCAATCAACGCATTTTGTCTTGTCTTAATGCGGTGGAATGCAAAGATACTAAATGCAGATTAGCGCAAGTTGCAATGGTAACTACTTTTACAAGTATGCAAAATAATGTATGCGGAGAATTAACTCCTAGCAAAACAACTGTTGCAAGATTGAGTGCTGTATCTAGCCCTGTACCCGTACCCGTACCTGTACCCGTACCTGTTGCTCCTTCAGTTAACAAATATTTAGTCACTGATTCAAAGTTATCTACAAAGACGAAAGAACTTATTAAAAAATTCGAGTCTGCTTTTTCTTCGTGGGTAGTAACAGCAGAAGGACAAGATGCTATTAAATTTTGCCAGTCTTTAGGTATCATGAATAAACAAGATATTTACAATGGATGCATTGAAGATATGCGCGTTACTAAAAGCAAGTCTATTGCAAAAGAGAGCGCTATTGCCGCCGAGGAGTTCTTATCCAAAGCAGCAGAAAATCCGAGCAGACGTTTTTGCGTAGCATCTGGAGATCCTCATGTTACTAACTATGATGGAACACTATTTCATATCCAAGAACCCGGTATTTACACTGTTGCTCGAACTCCTGACGGCATCTTCGAAATTCAAGAAAAGATGCGTAAAAATGGCAAAAATAAACCAGGTGTACCTTCATGTATGACAAGCGCTGTTGTTCATTATAAACAAATGAATATTGAAGTTGATGTCGCCAATTTCGGAAAAATCCGCGTCAATGGTCAAGAAATGGAACTTCCGGAAGATTTCACTCTTACTTTTGGTGGTGTCCAGGTTCGTTACGGAAAACAGGTCGTTGAATGGAAGAACAACAAAGCAAAATCTCTAGGTTTGAAGATTACAACACCTAATGGTTTCTCTGTTATGATATCAGGTGGATACTGTGGTGTACTTGAAACAAATGTTCCTACCTCTTTTTTTGGGAAAATGCAAGGTATCTGTGGTAACGCGGATGGTGTAAAGAGTGCTGCTGATTGTATGAACCCGAATGGTGTAGTTATGAATGTAAACTATGGTGCAAAAAAATGGGAAATAAGTGGTTATGCTGGTCCTGATTCGCCTCTTTCTAAATGGCAGCTTTCATGGAAGCCTCGTGGTAGTGAGTGTTACTTCACCAAAGATTGCGAAGGTGGTGTTGAGACACGTAAGGTAATTCCTTCTCCTGCACCTGTTGTTGCTGCACCTGTTGTTGCTGCACCTGTTGCTCGTGCACCTGTTGCTCCTGTACCTGTTGTTGCTGCACCTGTTGTTGCTGCACCTGTTGTTGCTGCACCTGTTGTTGCTGCACCTGTTGTTGCTGCACCTGTTGTTGTACCGGTTGCTTCACCTGTTGTTGTACCGGTTGCTGTAGCTAACTCTACTCCTGCTTCAGTTGTCATCGTTGGTTCTTCTACCGACTCTAAGTTTGCTACTAGTGTTGCGGTATGCAAACCCGAAAGTTTTCCTCACACATCGCATAAAAAAATCAAGAAACAGGTTGTTGACATATCTGCTGCTGCTTCAGCTAAGATGAATGAACTGTATACTAAGTTTAAATCAATGATGGATGAAATAAAGAAAAAACAGCGCGAACAATTCGAAACAGATAGTAAAATACTATCAGAAGCAAATAATAAAGCGTCTCATGGATATAATAAGTATAAAAAAGTATTTAACGAATCTAAACAAATTATGGGGCAAATTGAAATGTTGAATATTACCCTGAGACACCACCATAAAGTTATTGCACAAGAGTCTGATTACTTATCTAAACTTGAAAAGTTCAAACCCAAGTTCCTATTCTCTCTTGATAATGTTAAAGCACATGTTATAAATATTAAAAATGACATTCATTCTACTATTGTAGAAGGGAATGACAAAAAGGGTCTGCTTTCCATATTAGAAGAGATTCGTTCTTCTACTGATAAGTCGGCAAGTCTTTTGGCAAAGGCGTTCCTTGACCATTATGACAAGTATAGTAAACAGTTGAAAGTGGATAAAAACCAGTACGACGATGAACTCAAACGTATGGGATTTTTAAGCACTACATATAACAACTCTGTAAAAGAGAGCACTACACTATGGAAGGAGTATTCTGATATTCTTGACATTGCAAATAAACTTAAAACTAGTATGAAGTTTTCAAAAGATGACGAAGAATCATTCAATGAACTAATCAATAAAGTTACGAGAGCTTTCAAGAAACAGAGCGAGAAAAGTGATGCTAAACTTTCTACTCGTAATACCGGTTGTGCTGCCGATGTACTGAAAGCACATATTGAGCATAATCGTGTTTAATATATTTACACATTTTAGACATTTACATTTTTGTCAATATAATATTTGTTTGTTATACACACATAACAAACAAATAACAAATAACAAATAACAAATAACAAATAACAAATAACAAATAACAAATAGTTACATAACAAATAACTGTAATACATATATATGTTTTTACATATTTTTACATCTTTTTATCAATCTGTATTTCTTTTCCCAGATTTTTTAATATTTTACGTTCATAGTTTTCATAGTTTTCAATAGGTTCGCATATTGAGCGCACCATTGTTAAGTAATCCAGTTGTTTTCTTTCTGTTTCCATCCAGTCAGGGTTATCAATAGCCCATTGTTGTAACGCCGTTCTTTCCTTGTCTGCTATTTTTACAATAGTATTTTTCATCATCTTGTGGTTATCATCTTTGCACCACTTGTCTTCATCTTTGATATACATGATGTCGCGCTTTATATCAGTACAGTGAATCGGGCGTTTGTGAATATCCAACTCTTTGAGTCCTTTTATCATCACATCTGTTATCCCACGTGATATCCCGTTTGTCTTTGAAAATATTAAATCCTCAAGAGTTATCTTAAGAGAATCAATAAAGTCAGAAATATTCAATGCATCTTTACAATGATCATTCAAAAATATATTCAAATTGAAACTATTGTTCATATTATTTGTAATATTTGTATTCCCAATATTTGTATTCCCAATATTTGTATTGCCAATTTTAGGTACTAAGTCATGTATCGTCTTAACAAGCTCTCCGTTATGTTTTATTAACTCTTTAACCAAGTCCTTCAACTCTTTGTCCGTTTTTGTGTCTACAGTTTCTTCTATTTTATTCTCTGAATCAACACCATTATTGCTGTTGGTATTGACATTGTTAGTACACGTTTTTCGATGAACAAAAAGTCCCTGGCGGTACTTAAAACTCTTACCACAAATGCAGACATTTTTTTCAGCGTTTTTTTGCGCTTTTTTGTCATCATTTTTGTGTTTACGTGTCAACAAGTGTCTTACAAAGTCACATTTCTTGCTAGATATAAAGTGACATTTTTCGCAGATAAAAAAATCGTCGTTTTTTTGCGTCATCATTGTCATCATATATAATGATGACATAAAAAACGCCTAAATCGTTTTCACAAAATATATAAAAAAGTTGAAAAAAATATGGTAACAAATTTTCAATCTTAAAAACGCGATTTAGAGCATTATGCTCTGAGTGATGAAATCGATGTTTTTTTCACATTTCTACCCCCGGTTTTCAAAAATGGACAAAAATAAATGTCCAATTTTGAAAATCCAGCTTTAGAATTGAAAAAAACAATCATCATTCACTTCTTCGGCATCCGCCCTCCCATTTTTCGCGGGGTTACCTTTATGCTGTGGATGGCGATGCAAGGACGTGGTCACGTGGCGACCATAATGCTGCGAAACTAAAAAAGTGATAAAAATGGGGTAAAAAGGGTGGTTTTTCGGCGGGTATTCTTTTGATGTCCCTTTTTTGGGGGAAGTTGTTTTTGAAAAACATGTTTGCCACTTTTTCGACCATCGCGCGAAAAACCTTGCCCACCCACCGCTTGCAAACTATTCTGCTCCATCTCACCAAAATATTGGCGGCAAAAGAATTGTCGCAAATATTTATGAAAACTTGTCCTCTATTTTTTTGAAAAACTCTTTTCCATATACCAAATTACCGGTTGGCTTATAGTCATTTATTGGTTTAAACTCCCTTTTATTCGTTGTATCGGTGGTGTTTTTGGTGTTTACTTTACGTGTCAAACCCATATTAAAGGGGTCTAATGTATTCCCACTTAATGGGTTATTTATTGCTTGTGATGGTGGTATGGGATTACCGTATTCATCTAACTCGTCTACGCGGTTACCGTGCTCGTCGATGACAATACCTGTTTTTTTTTTAAACTCTGTTCTTACATATGATGGTATATAATGCTTCCAAGAGATAAATATTAGGTTTGGGTGTGTATATCGGACAACAAACCCGTTACTTGTAAGCTCTTCTAAAATATAACTAATACATGATGCGCGATCATATGATGCAACACCTAGCATAATTTCCGGAATAACATACCAACAAAATTGGGTGTCTACTTTTTGACGTGATGTTATTTTTATTTTTTCGTGAATTCGGTTTAAAATCTTATTAAACACTGAGAGTTTAGACAAATCATACGTCTTCTTCTTGTCATACAACTCCTCTAAATTTATTTTTTTTATTTTATCGCTATCTTCTCTATTTCGAAATAATTCGTCCATGTCATATACGAATAACCTTCCTAAATCATGATTAGAAAAAAATATATATAATTAACCTCGTTTCGATTTATTTCATCGCTATTGTGTTACATTGTGTTAATATAATGATTAAAATTTATTATTATATTAAAATGACAATTCAACATTTAGTTATCGGCGGCGGAGGACCTTTCGGTATTTGCGCGCTTGGTGCTTTAAAGTATCTACATGACAAAGAATTTTGGAATATAAATAACATTAAAACTATCTACGCGACATCTATAGGAGCTCTAGTTGCAGTCTACCTATCTTTAAAATATGACTACGAATATATTTTAGAATACATAGTAAAACGACCATGGGAAAAAGTATTTGAAGAAATCGGTGTAGAAAATGTGCTTGAACTATACAACCAAAAAGGTTTTCTTAACCCTCGCTCTATTTACATTAAAAAATATGGTATTTTGCTAGAAGCAAAAGGATTATCACCAAATGTAACTATGAAAGAGTTTTATGAATACTGTGGTATAGAGTTTTACTTTATTACATGCGATGCAAACCATTTTACGCGACATATTATATCGCATAAAACATACCCTGAACTTGAATTAATTACAGCAATGTGTATGACAGGTGCCGTTCCTATTGTGTTTACACCGGTTATTATAGACGGTAAATGTTTTATAGATGGCGGTATGTGTAACAATTATCCTGTTAATATTTGTTTAGAAGAAACAGGTTGTAAACGGGAAGAAATACTGGGTATTAAAAAATATCAGTCCAATGACGCAAATGATAGTGTAATTACAGACGAATCTAACATTATTGACTTTATAGATAAACTTAGTAGTAATATTTTTAGTATTATAAGTGGTGAACATAAACAAGAAAAAATACCATATGAAATATTATGTGATATGAGTGTATTTAAAACATATGATACATGGACACAGGTTCCGTATTCTTCAGAACATCGCAACAACTTAGTTATATATGGTGAAAAAGTAGCTGAAAGTTTGTATGAATCATTCGTCTCTCATCGCAACTCATTCATACAACAAGAAGATAATACTGAATCTTTACATCATGAGAAGTAACAGATGCGTGAGATTATCAAAATTCGATAATATAAATAAATAATAAATAAATACCCATTTATTGTATTTGTATTTATTTATTTTCATAGTTTTCTATATTCCTTATATTCATTATATTCCTTATATTCCTTATATTCCTTATATTCCTTATATTCCTTATATTCCCCATTTTATATGTGTTATTTATCTTTATGTAAGAGAACTATTCAAAAATTGTGTAAGAGCGTCCTTTTCTGGTTTTGATTTAAACTCAATAACATCTGAACCTGTATCTAGTTTAATTGTTGGATAACCAGACACATCATACTTGTCAGCAAGAGCAGAATCTTTATCACAGTCGACGGTTACAAAGTTCACTTTCTTACCATTAAAAGTTTTATTTTGATTTTCTTTTACGAAAGCTTCCCATTCTGGTTTAGCATGCTTGCAATGAGGACACCACTCTACTCCAAAAAAGTATAGCGTTACTACTTCAACACTTGGATTGTCGTTTCGTATATTCATGCCATTCGCATATCCTTCTAGGTACGATTTGTCAGACTGTGGAACAATATATGTTTTATAAATATAGTATGCACATCCTATTAAAATGGCAGCAAAAGATGCGATTAAAATATACCTAGTAATAGTAGGTAAAGAGTTGATTACTTTTTTAAACTTGAAAACAGATTCTTCCATTTACCTTTATATTATTATATATATAAAAGATTAAATATGTTTTGCGAATAAACGAATAATATACCACTAAATATATTACTACAACAATTTAAAACTATAATACAAATAAATATAGTATAACTAAATATAAATAGTAATAACATTATTTCATTTGCAAATGCTTATTCGATGTTCTGATGGGAAAATAATAGATATAAAAATTCAGTCATTTATTACCGATAAAGACTATTATGATATATTACTAAAAGCGACTAAATATAGTCAGCATGTGCGTTCATAAAACACTTTATTTGAATATTGTATATAAAATGTATAAAACCAAAAATATGATTATTACTTCAAATATACAGTATAGTATAAAAAACATTTTTACTTTAGACATAGACGGGTCTACAAATAGACCATTTTTATTAAAAATTATTGTAAGTGATTTGTAAACACTTGTAAACACATATAAATATAGCCCGACAATTCCTAGTTTTAGAATCAATGATATAAAGTTATTATTACTTAATTTTGTTCCATATGTAACAATAATAAGAATTAAACCTAATATAATAATATATGTAATATTTTTTACGGAATCAGAAAAATTCCTTAAAGAATCTATAGAATTATTTGACATATTTTATTGTTATATATATATAAAAATAGATATATATAAATATAGTTAAATGGCGTATAAAAAAACATTAAAAAGATATACGAAATGGAATAATAATAATATTACCGAAAAACCAAAATCAAAATCAAAATCAAAAAAGCGTACATTTTCGCGTAAGGATTACATGAGCGGTGATGGAATGTTAACGAGTGTTTGGGGACCTGCAGCGTGGCATTTTCTTCATACGATAAGTTTCAATTATCCCATTACTCCTACTGATGAAAATAAAAAACAGTATAAAGAATTTGTTGAAAATCTCACTCATGTTCTTCCGTGTAAATATTGTCGAATGAATTTAAAGAATAATTTAAAAGCTCATCCAATTAAGTGGTGTCATATGAAAAGTCGCGACACATTTTCAAGATACATTTATAACTTACATGAAATTGTGAACAAAATGTTGGGTAAAAAATCAGGACTTTCTTATTGTGATGTACGTGAAAGATATGAACATTTTAGAGCAAGATGTACTCAAAATGATGCACCCAAAATATTTAAATTCAATACTACGCAGAAAAATCGGAAAGAAAAAGGATGCACTGAACCATTGTACGGAAAGAAGGCAAAGTGTATTATACAAATCGTTCCTCAAGAAGACAGAAAACCATCTTTTACAGTCGATAACAAGTGCATCAAGGTTCGAGGAGAATAATATTGCGAATCGTTCATGTTTTACACATTGTCTAAAACATGAGACGTAAGAGATGCGGTGAGATTTTATTTAATTCAAAAAAATAATTCATAAATCATAACCATAATCATAATCATAAATCATAATCATAATCATAAATCATAATCATAACCATAATCATAACCATAATCATAATCAAGAATGCAATCCAACATTACAACTTATCAGCCCAAGGAATCGGTAACTGATTCATCAAACCAACACTATTATAATTTGGCACTTTTTTGCACTCAAATGATGGTTCAGGGCATCTTGCACATGGAGGACATGGTGGGCATTTTTTAGTATTAGCACAACTACCACAGTTTACAGCTGGACATGCAGGGCATACAGGAGGAACTATTTCCGATTTAAGAATATATAAATTCTCTTGACCATAAGGGATTCTACTTTTTGGAACCCCCTGTTGTACGTTTGTATTATCGTTTGCGTGTGTGGTTGTATCAGAAACATTGAACATCGGTGCATTCATCTTTCCTTTAGATACAGAGTCAAATACACCCAACCTATTAAGTAATCCTGTATTTGAGTCAAAGTCACTATTATAATCTGAATACTTGGTTTTTTTTGTATTCATATTTGAACGGTCTCTTTCATCTCCCGCATTAAGGTCAGTTCTATCCCTTTCTCTGTTGCTGTCTTTTTCTCTTTGTAATTCAATATCAGTTCTCCAACTTGCACTATTATAAAAAGGATTGTTAAAGTTAGATGACCTTTTGTCTGATAAATTAACACTTCTTATATTGTCGTCATTTTTTTGTGTATTATAATCGGAATAACTTTCGTATAATCTTTTGTCACTAAGGTTACTCGTAAAACCTTCCATTCCTTGGTCGGAACACACACCTAAAGTAGAACATAATACAAGCGCAAGTAACAGTATCAGAAATATATGAATTTTTGTTAGTTTCATTATAAAATGTAATATAATATAATATATATATGGAAAAAAATTGATTAATATATATTTATATTATTATAAAATAAGAACAAAACAAAATACATCTAATATAATCTAATATGTCATTGACAACATCTACAACTAATACCGAAACTAAAAAGAAAGAGGAAAACAAACAAAAAAATAAAAGAAAAGAGACATGTGATAACCTCAATAAACCAAAGTCTCATATTTTAAAGTCGTCCTATTTTGAAACCGACGGTATATGCACATCAACAAAACAAGTTCCATTTATTGAAGTTGGTATCGATGAAGCAGGAAGAGGTCCCATGTTTGGACGCGTATATATAGGAGCGGTGGTTTTACCTAAAGATAGCAAACAGTTCGATTTTTCGAAAATGAAAGACAGCAAAAAATTCCACTCTGACAAGAAAATAAAAGAAGTAGCCGACTATATAAAATCACACGCCGTCGCCTGGAGCGTTACATATGCTGAGCATACAGATATTGACACGAAAAATATACGCAGAGCTACAATAGACTGTATGCACAATGCTGTAAATGAGTTGATGGAAAAAATGAATACATCACCGGATAAATTATATCTACTTGTGGACGGTAATGATTTTATACCTATGATGAAATTATGCGACGACTCTTATATTCAAATACCGCATAAGTGTATCGAAAGTGGTGATAATACATACGCATCAATTGCAGCAGCGTCGATTCTTGCAAAGGTAACACGTGACGAGTATATTATGCAAATGTGCACAGAAAATCCCGAACTAAATACGCGGTACGACTTGGAAAGTAACAAGGGATACGGAACAAAAAAACATATGGATGGTATCAAGCTACACGGAATAAGTGAGTGGCATAGAAAAAGCTTTGGGTTATGCAAAGAGTTTTCTTAATTGTATCGGAGTCGAACACAGCAGTTTCATGCCGCACATTTCATCTCCTTCTTCTCATGGACGGAGCAACAAAAAAGTTATACAATATGTATAAAATATAGACGACAACAAAAAACACGATTAATAAATTAAACCATTTCATAATAGTACAATACATCGAATCGTCTTTGGAATCACAACGTATTGTAGTTCCAAAAAAACCGAATATTCCTGAACCTAAAATACCACCACCTATACCTGAATTTCTTCCAGCCATTATTTGATACTATATATACCTATGATGTATACTATATATAGTATATATAATATTTTTTACATACAATAAAAACTTTCATTAAATTGAAATGAAACGATTCATTTAATTCATATATAGCGTATTATTTTCAAAAAGAAAAACGTACTAAACTATAAAAGCACATTTTATTCACACCCTCAAAAAAAACAAACAACAAAAATGAAAGTTATCGTATTTGATACTGAAACATCCGGATTACCCAAAGAGCGCAACCCTTCTATATATGACACAGATAAGTGGCCACATGTCATGCAAGTAAGTTACATTATATACAACACAGAAAGTGGCGAACTCGAAGAAACGTATGATGCATATATTAAGCTAAACACGTGGGTAATTGTCGACCCTGTTTCAGAGGGAATACACGGAATTACACGCGAAGTTATGGACCAAAAAGGCATATGCATACAAGATGCACTTATTCGACTACGCGATGCTTTTGGGCGTGTAGACCTTTGCGTGGGACACAATGTCTCATTTGACAAGCGTTTCATTTTGGTAGAAGGAATCCGCAACAGTATGCAAATGAATTTCCCCGCCGACTACTGTACCATGAAAAATAGCAAGGATTTGTGTAAAATTGACTATACATTTTCGAATGGAACAAAAGGATTCAAATTTCCCAAGTTGATGGAATTGTACGAGCACCTATTCCCTGGAATTCCGGCACCTAAAAACTTGCACAACTCGTTTGCTGATACAGTTGTAACACTGAAATGTTACTGTAAGATGGCTCATGACGTAAACTTATCACTCGAGTCGCGCCACTTTCGTATACTGTTTCGAGAAAGTTGTTGCTGAATATAACTCACGAAGAGCACATACTGCATCCTGTGTCATCGTCGACATGACCGCCATGACTGCCATGACTGCCATCATCGTTGAAATTTATATTTTCACTATTATCTTCGTTTTTTTCTTTACTATTCAATTGTTCCGGTTCAATCGTAAATTGTTGTGCTTGGTGTTTTGGTTTTCTACGCAAATAATAGATACCTGTCTTAAGTCCCTTTGCCCATGAATAAAAGTGCATAGAAGTCAGAGTATTATAATTCGGCTCTTCAAGCCATAGATTTAAGCTCTGGCTTTGACAAATAAATGCCCCTCTATCAGCAGCCATATCTATCAAGTGTTTCATAGGTATTTCCCAAACCGTTTTATACTTATTTTTAATATGTTCTGTTAGTCCAGGCACTTTCGATGGGTCAAGCTGTTGTATACTTCCTCGATTCGCAATAATGTTGTTTTTTATATTCTGATTCCATATACCTAAACGAATAAACTCCTGAATTAAATATTTGTTTATCATAATAAACTCACCCGCCAATGTTCGACGCATATATATATTACTAGTAATCGGCTCAAAACACTCATTATTACCAAGAATTTGAGACGTACTTGCAGTAGGCATCGGTGCAACAAGAAGAGAGTTTCGTATACCGTGTTTAATAATATTGGAACGAAGTGAATCCCAGTCATAACGTCCAGGTGTTGGCGCTACATTCCACATATCAAACTGAAAAATACCACGCGACATTGGCGAACCAATAAAGGAAGAATAAGCACCCAATAAATCCGGTGTATTTTTCAGATTAAAACTTTCTTCCTCTGTTAACTGAAACACATCTTCACGTGGTGGTGGTACTTGGTCTACATTCGTATTCTCGGACGATGAAGACGAAGATAAAGATGCAGCAAAATAACGCGAACGTTCTGCAGAGATAAGATTCGACTCAAATAAAGCAGCATGGTATATTGTTTCAAATATTAGTTTGTTTATTTTAATAGCTTCGTCGCTATGAAAAGGTATGTTTAACATGAAAAAAACGTCAGCCAATCCTTGCACACCTATACCAATAGGGCGGTGGCGTAAGTTGCTAAGCCGCGTTTTTTCAGTTGGATAAAAATTAATATCAATGACTCTGTTTAAATTTCGAGTAACAACGCGAACAACATCGTGTAAATGTTCATAGTTAAAAACATTGTTACAAACGTCAACGTCATAATTCACAAAACGGTTTAAGGCGATACTAGCAAGATTGCATACCGCCGTTTCATTCTTGTCAGAATATTCAATAATCTCCGTACAAAGATTAGATGACTTGATTGTACCAAGATTATTCTGATTGCTTTTACGATTTGCAGCATCCTTATAACATAAATAAGGCGTTCCAGTTTCCATTTGACTATCTAAAATCTTAAACCAAAGGTCACGTGACTTTATTTTACGTTTAAACTTGCCCAAATTTTCATATTTTGTATACAATTCTTTAAATTTATCGCCATATACATCAGCCAAACCTGGACATTCATCGGGGCAAAATAAACACCAATCTTCGTTTGTTTTCACTTTTTCCATAAAAAGATCAGGAATCCAAATCGCGTAAAATAAGTCACGTGCGCGCATTTCCTCGTCGCCTTGGTTTTTCTTCAAGTCCAGAAAGTCTACAATATCGGCATGCCATGGCTCCAGGTAGACAGCGAAGCTTCCATTACGACGACCTCCTTGGTCAATATATCGCGCCGTATTATTAAATACACGAAGCATAGGAATAATTCCTGTAGACAAACCATTTGTGCCGCGTATTAAACTACCTGCCGCGCGAACATTATGAATATGGAGACCAATACCACCCGCCCATTTTGAAATATTCGCACATTCCTTTAGCGTATTGAAAATACCTTCCAAACTGTCATCCTCCATTGAAATTAAGTAACATGAACTAAGCTGCGGACGTGGAGTACCCGAATTGAAAAGTGTCGGTGTAGCATGCGTAAAATATTTTTCAGACATAAGTAAAAATGTCTCACACGCCTTTTTCAAATTTTCACCATGTATACCTATCGATACACGCATCCACATATACTGCGGTCGTTCTTGAACCACGCCATTTATTTTCATAAGATAAGCGCGTTCTAATGTTTTAAAACCAAAATAGTCGAATAAAAAATCATTTTTAGAATGCGATGATACAAAATTATCTAAAAAGTCGCTATTTTTTTTAATAGTATTCCAAGTATCTTTTGAAATAAGAGGTGTATGAATATTGTCTTTATCTGTAAATTCATATAGACGTTGCATGACACTTACAAATGATGGGTCGGTATTTTTGTGATGATTAGAAATAATAATATAGGATGCAAGAGTGCCGTAGTCTGGATGTTGCGATGACTGTGTTGCGCATTGTTCGGCGGTAAGGTCGTCGATTTTTGTGGTGGGGATACCGTCATACAACTGGTCGATGATTTTTATGACGAGTGCTGAAAAATTGATAGAAACACCTGCTTGTAGCCCTATCTTTTTTACACGTGTCAAAATTTTGTCGAATTTTACTTCTTGGAGATAACCATCGCGTTTTTTTACACGCATCTCTACTTCATGTACATTGGTAGAATCGTTTTTAACTATTGTCGTCATGATTATATAATATGTATAGGAGGGGGATAGAATGTATAGTATAATTACACATATTATATTTATACCATTTTAGATAGTATATTTTAGATAGTATATTTTTAAGTTTTTATTTTTTTGTATTTTTACGAGTTTTTCCATGAGTCTTTTTAGGACTCTTTTTAGGAGTTTTTCCATGAGTCTTTTTAGGAGTCTTTTTAGGAGTTCTATGACTTTTTCGGTTTCGTCGCAACGTACTTCCTCCCATACTACCAGACGTATCGCTATCACTTTGTCCTTTGTTTATAAGAGAATTATATGCCTTGCGCATTCTTTTAAATTTAATTGCTGCTTTTTCCCTGTTGTCTAAATTTTTATCAGGATGTAACTGTAACGACCTTCTGTTGAAAGCCTTTTTTATATCACGGTCGGTAGGTGCCGTTTGAGGGTCAATACCCATAAAAGCCAACGCTTTATTTCTTGGCATTTTAGGGCGTTTTCCAGAGGGTGGTGGCGGTTCTTGGGCTGGACCACCGCGTGCATATGAATGTTGTTGTTGTTGTCGTTGATATTGTTCCCATTCACGTTGAGCGCGTTGCATGTCTTCCCATTGTTGTTGTCGCCGACGATGTTCCTCTTCATAACGTTGTTGTCTTTCTTGTTCTTCTTGTTCGCGACGACTTTCTGATTGACTTTTATAATTGCGTTGAAATAATGCATTGTATGCATTGTATATTTTCTGGAATGGATAAAACCCTTCGCGTTCCTTTTTTAATTTTTCTTTTACCGCTTTAAAATATTCCGAACGTTGTTTTTGTTGATTTGCTAAATGCATTGCTTCTTCGTCGAGATATCGGTTGATTGCATCTTCGTAACTTTCATCATTTCCTTTAATGGCACCATATTCACTTTCTAGTAAATTAAAAAATCTAGCCTGTTTTTCAAGTGCTTCTCTATCCAAACGCGAATGCAATAATGTGGAACTAATTCCACTTTGAACAGGTTCAGCTATATGCGATTGATAAGGTTTATTCATTTCTGCTCTTCTTTCCATTCTAGCTGGAGTAAGTTCATGAAACTGTCTACTCGCCAATGATTGACTTAATACAGAAGGTTGACCAGAAAATCTTCCTATGCCCAATTTCTCTCGTCTTTCACTTTCACGCTGAGCCTCTAATTCTTCTTCCGTTTCTCTTAATAATTTTTTTTTTCCACTCATTGAATACGTATATTACAATATACTATATATTATTCAAATATAATAACTATAGAAATATAATAACTATAGAAATAGAACAATTATATAAATATAAATAAAATGAACAGAATAATAAAATATTTTTAAAATATATACAACGATATATACAATAGATTACTACATATAAATGAAAAACTCACCATCAAAAAGATATGGCTTAAAATTTTTTATTGATATTATGTTAATAGTTTTAGTAGTATTTTTAGTTTTAGTTTTTATAGGAACGATAAAAGTATATCATACTGAAACATTTACACCAAATATGAATAACAATAATCAACTTTCACCCGAAGACTTTACTAAAAATGGAAGAGAGCAACTTCTTTTATACGGGGATTACAATGTGAAGGAAAATACAGATATTACAAAAAATAATAATTTTAATATATGGAAAGATTATCCTGTTTATCCAAGCTCATTTAAACAAATGACAAATAACATAAGACACTGGACAACACCAGATGCAGGCATATGTTCGCCGGCAGAATTTTGTGGAACACCATATAAAAAAACTGAGCAAAAAAAAGAAGTAGTAAGCAACCCCATTCCATTAAACGCCAATGTAACGCGTATTAACTGGTGGGCAGCAAATACTTCCGAATAAGTATATTCAAAAAAATATCCGTAAATACAGGAAACAATAAATAATTATACAGTATTTATTGTTTATATTCGTGTATTATTGCGTACTATTGCGTACTATTGCGTACAATTTCGCTTATCATCGCGCATTATAAATTTAATTCCAAATCAGATATTACGATAAGACAACCTGTTTCGGTAGTCTCTTCATCGTCGGGTACATTCGTTTTCTTCTTTGGTGTTCGTTTTTTAGGAGCTCTATGTTCATATCCGGATTCTCTTTCTGCTAAGATAGTATTCCATACACTTTCTATTTTTTTAATCGCACTTTCAAACCATATGTCATTCTTTCTAATAAGAACACAACTATATTCGCTTAAATACCAGTATATATTTTTTAACCATGTAATTCCCGCATTTTTGTCAATAATTTCTTCGCACCATTTATCATAACATGTACGTGTCAAATATAGCGGCGCATACTCATAAAACGGTTTACCGTCTTTTATAAAATAAGCAATAACACCTTTCGTCATTCTAGAGGATGTTAAATAAAATTCATTGTCATTATCGGAAGAGGAGTCGTTTAAAAACGCCGCTTCATCTTCGTATTCTTTAAAACACGTCTCTAGAAAGTCACATTCGTCGCAGTCACACACCTGCATTTGAAGTTGTGTCTGTATCCAATATTCCTCAATTGGTATTCCCGTTATTTCTCGATTGAATACATTCTTGATTTCCAACATTCGTCCGTACAATGGCGAGGATGGGTCTACATTTATACCATCTGGTGACGCTCCTAAGAAATCATACCTGGGGTGTTTGATACAACCAAATTCTCCAACTTTTGTATTATTTGTTGCTTCATATATCATAACCGATAATTTTTCATATTTTTGCCCCCAGTGCAGAGGCGAGTTTGTATTAACAAAAGACTTTTCTACTATTACTTGTTCTTTTTTCCTTTCCGCATCATCCATCTCATCTATTTCACCGATGGATGAGGCAGATGTAATGCTAATGTTAAGTGGTTTACATTTTTCATAAATAAGCTGGTTGACACATGATTCTGACTTGAATACTTTCCATGCAGCACTTGCCGTAATAAGTTTATTCCGGAAAATATACCATCCTGCGGTTCTTTGTTCGTCTTGCGGGATTGATTTTAAATATTCTATTTTTTTAGTTACTTCGGCGACATTTGGTTGGCGTAAAACACAAGTGGTCGGGTAAGACCTTAGTGGAACAATAGTGTCAAAATATTCTTCTAGACAACTAGTTACAAGATCTTCGAGTTCATTTTCCATATCATCTGTGAACGTAAATACGTCATTTTTAATAAGCAAACCATACGAACCATACGAAAATGTTTCATCTATAATTTCATATATGGAGTTTTCTAACTTTACATGAAACGCAGGGTCGCTAAATGACAGAGGATTATGTATTACATTTTGTTCGATGCAGTATAAAATAGATTCTCTCATTTCTTGTATATCTACATCGGACAATGGAGGACATACAAGTTTATTAGATTCTATAATAGAAGAACAAATCTTGTTAGTGTTTTCACTGTCACTGCCACCACCACTATTGCCATCACTATTGCCATCACTATTGCCATCACTATCGCCATCACTATTATTGTCATTTAGAAAATTCCAAACAGAATCATTAATTTGCACAACGTCGGTATTACTTTTAATAAATTCATTCAAAGGAATACCATTTATTAAAATATCATCTGTTTGAACTGATACATCTTTCATGATGGTTTACAGAATTTTTTAACGAAGAATTATGGTATCTTAAAAGGATTGGTTAATATAAATAAGCAAATATTTCTAAGTAAGTATCAATTTTATAATAAGATGAAAATAAATAGTTATTCAGGCAAATATATAACTGTGAATATTTTACACACTACTTGCTATCATCATCACTATTATGGTTAGAATTATTTCTCGAATTCGCGTTCGAAGATACCCCAGATATTGTAGATAACTTTACACCTTTATTATCACGCGTTTTATTTGTTTTTTTGGGTGGAAGACATTTTAATGTAGACTGCCGTTTTTCACACCTTTTTAGAGTAAATTTACGGTTAACTTGGTTAAATAAAAGACAAGGTATTGACTTTATAACACCATTTTCGCGGTCATAAATAACATCTTTTACTTTTGATAAACGTTTTTGGTCAAGGCTTGTGGTTAAAAACGAAAGTAATGATTTCGACTCTTTTGCTGTAAGATTATTAATCGTGGAATAATTTTCGATAAAAACGCGAATTTTTTGAATTTTGATTGTTTTGTCTAGTTTACTCCAATGTTCATTTGTGTGTGTTTGTTTTTCTTTTTCAAGAAAATCATTAATATTATTTACGTCATTTGTGTCTCTTGGACTTAAGTTATTATAGTTACTATTACTTAAAAGCATTGACTTATATTTTATATTTTTCAAATCTTTCATTTCTTTTTCTTTATCTTTATTCATTTTGTATATATTATATATAAAGTAAAGTTTAACCTTTTTTCTATTTGTTATATTTATGACATAAAACACAAAACCATGAAATCAATTTCAATAACAGGAAAAAGAAATATGGATAAGATAAAAACTTTAGAAAATCCAGATATGGTATGCGAGAGAAACTCTTTGAAAAAGTTTTCAAAGGATATTATTACCTTTTACGAGAGTCATGACGAGCAAATATCTGTAGTAAACAAGCTTTATATGGACGTGAGACCGTTAGAGAACCGTGAGATTTTTGCAAAAGAACTCGAAAAAAAAATAAATGGATACAAACAACAAGATATAGAAAAAGAACTATACGAAAAAGATAAATTTATTGACATGGAGCATGTATTGTCAAAGTTAACCGGTTGTGGGTTAAAATGTTATTATTGTCAAAAAAAATGCTATATTATATATAACGAAGTATTATCAAAGACGCAGTGGACAATCGATAGAATTGATAACAACTATGGACACAACAATGACAATATAGTTATTGCATGCTTAGATTGTAATGTGAGAAGAGGTAGGATGGATAGTGACCGGTTTAAAATGGGGAAACAGATGAAATTTATAAAAAAAGACCACGATGATAAAATCTACGATAGTAAAACCATTGACAGTAAAATGTTATAATATTATAGTTATTTGTAAATATTATAGTTATTTTAAATTACACAAAAAGCATTTAAAATCAACTTTATTTTAATAACTACAAATAAATAAAAATATATAAATGTCTACTAGTACCACATATTCTAATTATACAACCCAAAACGACCTTTTATTAAATAACCTTTTAAAATTTTACCAAGAAAGTAATAATATGGACTATATGCTGCGAATAATAAACGGAGAGTCAAAAATTTCTTTAAGGATAATAGACTGGTTTGCAACTAACTATGCGAAAAAATATTATACAGTATATGAGATACCAAACACGGAGCGTCGCTTTAAAGTATATGTAGATTATAAGTTAAAACTGAAAGCATATTCAAAAAAAAGGTTCGACCCTTTTTGTAGATGGGATAGAATAACAGTTCCATATAAAGATGGTAAATATATTCAGACGACAATAGGTCAGTTAAACTTTTTTAAATGGGCGTTAGAAAACAATGTAATTCGTTATATAGAAGAAAATTATTCAAATATTGAAAAAGATATGAATAATAGGAACAGCACTTCAAAGAACAAATCGTTGTCTGGTTCTTCCATTTCTAGTTCATCTACTGATTCTGTAAATATTGATATAAATGACACAAATGATGTGAATGATGTGAATGATGTGAGTGATGTGAGTGATGTGAATAATATAAATAATAAAAGCGGTAAAAATTACATAAACGGTAACGATAACGATAATGGTAACGGTAATTATACCAATAAAAATTCATGCACGGGTCATTTTATCGGTGATACAAATAATAAGACAAGAAAAAAACGTGAAGAGTTATCAGTTTCTGCGACAAAAAGTATTAAAAAAGAAAAAGTAGAAATTGTAGTAAATTTTAGTTAAAATAAATGGAACAGTAGAGAGTTATTGTTATTATAAATAGAAAAATAAAAGATAGAAAAATATAATAAAAATATAATTACAGTATTTTTATTATTAGAAATAAATTTTTAATATAAATAATGGGAAATAAGTTATCAATAAGAAAAATAAATTGTGAAGATATGCAAAAAGCTTGTAATGTAAATAATGACGATAACTATATTATAATAAATACATTAGATGATAATATGCAAAAGTGTCTAATAAAAAATACAATTCAAATAGATAATGAAGAGAAAGTTATAAATTCAATTATTAAAAAAAATAAAAATAAAAATATTATATTATACGGTAAAAATTCTAATGATGAAAAGACATATAAAAAATATGAACAGCTAATAGGATTAGGGTTTACAAATGTTTATATATATGTAGGGGGGATGTTTGAATGGCTACTACTACAAGATATATATGGTAGCGAATTATTTCCAACTACTAGTAAAGAGCTGGATATATTAAAATATAATTCATGTAGAGTACTTGATATTAAGTATATTGAAAATGGGAAATAATGGGAAATAAGAGGCAACGTGGGAATCGACATGAGAATCGACATGAGAATACGATGACGGCAATGATTTTGAAACTATAATGACATAATAAATCTATCTATTTCTTGTAGTATTCCAACGTTTGCTTCGGGATTTTTGTTTAAATCTATGTCAGCATCAATAACAAGTTTTGGGATATTTTCACTGTCTATCCATTCGTTATGATATTTATCACATTGTTTTAAATATTCAAGCGGGATATTTTCTCCTTCTCTGGCGCGAATATTTACACGGTGTAAGCACGTTTCAGGTGATGCTTTTATGTATACAATTGCTCCTATTGGTACGTCACTTATAAATTCATTATACCATTTTTTGTAAATAATATATTCGTCATGTTCTATATCACCCTTGTCATATAACATTTTCGAAAATACGTTTTTGTCTGTTCCAACACACCTTTCAGTAATAATATATTTGTAACCTTTTTTAACAGCATCACGAAGCAGCGACAGTCGCGAAATATAGGCAAGCATCTGAAGTCTGAATGCGAACCTTTTTTGGTCTTTATAGTAATTCGAAAGAATAGTAACACCGTTTTCGTCGACAACCGAGTTCCACGAGTCAACAGGCTCCTGAATGAAGATAATGTCTTTTCTACCTTGCTCTCTATAGTATTTTTCAATATCTTTGACCTTTGTCGATTTTCCTGAACCAATATTTCCATCAAAACTTATAATGACAGGAGGGCGAGTTAATGACACCGCTGCTGATGCTGATGCTGATGCTGATGCTGATACGGTGATAGAAGAAGAAGATTCGTCACGACTAGTCATAGTTGTGTTTTCAGAAAAAGATAACAATGTCATTTGGATTATAATATACTAAATATTTTCTTTTCAATTTTACATACTCAGATAATACCATTATTATATTATATTATTTTATATAATATATTAAAGTAGGTTAAATATATCTTATTAAAAACATATAACGATACACATAGAGCTTCATTCATCTTAACACATATTTTATTTATAACTAACTATACTTACAACACAATATGACGGAAAACAGAGAAACAGTAAAAAATAGAAATGATAAAACATGTGAACCTGAAGTAGATATACATATTGACTTATATCAAAAAAAGTTATCAAAAGCAGAATGGGACTATATGGAAATACCAGAATCCAAAGACGAAGTTGAAATTTTGAACTTAATTAAAAAGGGATTCTCGAATGTAAATATCAAGTATAACTCTGCAAAGTCTATTATAGGAATTTTAAAGACATCGACTACAGAAGAAATCATGGTGTTTCTTTTCAATAAATATTTTAAAAAAAAGATAGAAGAAATATGCAGCGAATATGACTATACTGGTTACAACTGCGAAGAGGTGATTGGAAAGAATAAAAATTTAAAAATAAAAAAAATAGATGAAATGAGAATAGTGAATAATAATTTTCAAGAAGATAACGATAAAATTTACGAGTTTGTTTTGATAGATATTATAGAGCAACTATTAGAACACTATCATGACAGAAAAGCGAACTGGTATTATTATTACTATACTCTAAAATTTATGAAAAATAATGAAATCGACCATCTGAATACGTATGTGATTCATTTTGTAAACAGTATTTTAGAAAAATATGAGAGCGAGTTTAAAATAAAAACATTTATTAAATATTCTTACAATTTCATTGAAAAAAACGAATACATTTTTAAGTATCAAGACTTTGCTCTATATGAACATCAAAAACAAATATTCACTGCTTGTAAAAATCCGAATCCAAAACTTATATTATATATCGCACCAACAGGTACAGGTAAAACGCTAACTCCTATTGGATTATCTGAGTCATTTAACTTCCCCAATCCGGACCCATCAGTTGGAGGGTTTATAACTAAAAAATATAGAATTATTTTTGTATGTGCCGCGCGACACGTGGGTCTTGCATTAGCAAAGTCGGCGATTAGTGCGATGAAAAAGATTGCATTTGCGTTTGGTTGTAACAGCGTGAGCGACATTCGACTTCATTATTATTCAGTAAAGGAAGCTACGCGTGACAAAAATGGACGGATTCGCAAGGTGGATAATACAGTAGGTGATGAAGTAGAAATAATGATATGTGATATCAAGTCATATATTCACGCGATGTTGTATATGAAGGCGTTTAACAACGTGAATAATATTATTGCGTATTTCGACGAACCCACGATTTCGCTAGATTATGGTGAACACGATTTTCATAAGTTAATCAAGAAAAACTGGGTCGAAAATCAGATTCCGAATGTTGTATTGTCGTCGGCAACCCTTCCACATGAGAATGAAATACAGACAACTATTTCGGATTTCAGGTCAAGATTTATTGGAGCAGAAATTATATCTATTGTAAGCCATGATTGTTCAAAGTCAATTCCGATTGTGAATAAAGATGGTTATGTGGAGTTGCCACATTTTCTATTCGAGTCGTATAGTGATGTATTAAAGTCGGCAAAACACTGTGAAGAATATAAAACACTTTTGCGATATTTTGACTTGAACGAAATAGTAAAATTTATAATAGTTGTAAATGAAGAAAAATTATACACAAGTTCAAGATACTCATTAGAAAGATACTTTGCTGATATGATGGATATTACGATGACAAATATAAAGTTATACTATTTAACTCTTCTTAAAAATATTATACCAGATAAGTGGGACGAACTTTTCAATAAAATGAAAACTAAACGTGTCAAGGTACACGAATCGAATATTTATTTTACAACACAAGATGCACATACACTTACGGATGGACCGACAATTTTTTTGACGAATGATGTTGAAAAGGTGGCAAAGTTTGCGATTCAAAATTCTAAAATTCCTGCTGAAGTTATTGACGATTTAATGAACTCTATAGAACATAATAATGCACTGTCAAATAAGATTGACGTTTTGGAAAAAGAAATTCAGACGATAGAAGAAGAAAAAGAGAAGTTAAAGGATAATGGCAAAGATGGAACAAAGGGGAAAAGCGGAGGTGGTAATATAGTTGTAGATACTAGAGAAATAAGAGAAAAACAACAACTTATAGATATGATAAGAGCAAATGTGAAAAGAATATCATTGAGTGATGTATTTGTACCGAATAAACTAGACCATATCATAAGATGGACAAAAAGGGACAAATACACAAACGAATTTTCCGCGAACTTGGATGAAAATACGGTGGAAAAAATTATGTTGCTGCAAATTGATAACCATTGGAAGGTACTGTTGTTGATGGGAATTGGTGCGATAACGAATCACACAAACGTGAAATATAATGAAATCATTAAAGAGCTGGCGCAGAATCAAAAATTATATGTTATTATTGCGTCTTCGGACTACGTATACGGAACAAATTATCAGTTTTGTCATGGATATATTAGCAAAGACTTGAGTACGATGACACAAGAAAAAACGATTCAGGCTATGGGGCGTGTTGGAAGAAATAAACTACAGCAAACCTATACAATTCGATTTAGAGACAATGAAATTATAAAGACGCTATTTACTCACTGTGACAATAAGCCGGAGGTTGCAAATATGAATAAGCTTTTTAGTTCTAATTAGCATACAGATATTGATAATAATAGTGAAATGAAATATTATGCAATAGTTTTTTTACGGTAATATCATAATAAAAACTTATTATTTGTATTATTTGTATTATTTGTATTATTTGTATTATTTGTATTATTTGTATTATTTGTATTATTTGTATTATTTGTATTATTTGTATTATTTGTATTATTTGTATTATTTGTATTATTTATTATTTATTATTTGTATTATTTGTATTATTTGTATTATTTGTATTATTTGTATTATTTGTATTATTTATTATTTGTACTATATATAAAATGCGTTTATTTAAACAACCAGTTGTTTTACAAAAAATATCATTAGTTTCTGTAAAAAATAAAAAAAGTTCGAGTAGTCTATTTAGTCAACTAGCTCCAATTATTTATACACCCACGCCAAATCCAAATCAAAATCCAAATCCAACTAAATTAGTAACTAAAAAAATGACTCAACCTCCTACATTCAGTAACAAAATAGTATCAACATATAGACTAGGTGATTTGGTTTTATTACAATTAAGTCCAAAAGAAAAAAATGAAATATTAATCGACCACCCTAACTCAATTGGTAGTAAATATATAATCGAGAAAAATAAAAACACTCATATTAAAAACATTGATTTACTTTCTATGATTGTACAAGAATATATAGAAAAATATAAAGAGGTTTTACCAAAAGATATCGAAAATAGTACAGTAATACATCTAAGATTAGGGGATGTTGTTGCAGGCAATGAGTTTCACGAAAAATTAAAAAGACCTCTAAGTGTAAATAGTATTATAAATTCTATTCAGAGTAACAGTATAAATAAAGATAATAAAAAATATATATTAGGTAAATGTTTTTTTGCTAAACCTAGTTCAACAAACTATGAAGAATGTATAACGTTATCAAATAACTATTTAAAAGAGGTAGTTACATCACTGAATGCTGAACATTTTGATTCTGGTAACGCTGACATTGACTTATGTTGTGCCGTTAAAGCAAAACTATTTGTACAAGGGAAAGGGTATTTTAGTAAGTTAATAGTAGAATTAAGAAAAAAATTAAATTTGGAAAATATTGAAACACATTGCGAAAATATCTAAACACATTGTTGCTAGTGTTATTATATTATGATGCATACTAACCTACATACTAACAGTAAAGGTGTGAAGTATGTGTTGATTCGCATCCCAAAAATCTGTGCGCACTTTTTTTCCACTATCTATAAATGTATGCGTTGTGAATCCGGTGACGATTTTACTCCAGACGCTTTTTACATTGTGTTTTTTATATTTGAACTGTGTTGATTTGTCATGCAACTTTACGAACGAATGTCCTGTAGAGCCTATTATTACCATACCCGCAGCACCAGTTGTTATATACTTGGGGCTTTCATCAATCGAGTATTGTTCCAAATTATGGTTGTGTCCGTTTAGATACAAGTGGACACGACTACTGTTTAAAACGGACTGAAAATCTTCGGCATCTATTTCGTCTGCTTTATGGTGTCCCAAAACAAATACCCATTCGTTGGGCGGAATATCGGAAAGCGTCGAATTGAACCAGTCAAGTTGTGCCTTACAATCTTGTGCGAGAATATTTTCATGAAACATGCATTCTCCAGGTACAGGGGAGCAAGTGGGATACTGAATACTACAAGGGTCCCATTTTGCTCGATCTTCGCCGCGATAGTCATTTACACACGGATTTGTATCTAGTACAATAATATTCAAAGGAATATTCGTGTTGGTTTTTGAATCAATGGTTGAATCAGTACTTGAAAGAATAACGCGACGGTGGTAATATCGGTTGTCCATTATCCATTGCGGAATCGTCTGGTTTAATTCTAATTGTGCTGCAGGATTAAAACCGTAGTCATGATTACCTAGTGCATTATACCACGGCAAACTAATATTCCCAAATAAGTTGACATAGTCTTCGCTTATTTGTGGGTCGCTCTTATTTTGAATCCCACAGTAGTAGAAATTGTCGCCTGTATTTAAAACAAGTTTTGGTTTATATTTTTCAACGTATACCGACATTGCTTTTGCTGTATTTTCGGCGTTTCGTAAATGATAGCCACCGAGTGCGGCTGACCCCCAATCTCCTAAAGAGATGATACTAATATCGCGGATGCTATCTTGGGTGCTAAGATGCGGGGTATGTTGCGGTAGCATGTCTATCGGTAACGCCGATGTTGATGCCACCGCATATAAAAAAAATGGAATAAAAAGAGAAAAAGAGTTATATTTTTTCATTTATCTAAACGGAGAAAAGTATTTTTGGGTGGGAGGGGGTGACAGTGGATTTTTGGAATTATTATATCTTATAGTAATTTCTCTAAATAACTATAAAATATTGATTATGGGGTATGGGGCGTGGGGTATGCCATCTGAGTATATTAGCTTACTATTTATATACATTTTTTTCACCTAAATCTGCGATAAAGTTGCACTATTGTACTTCATATGAAAACTCTAAAAAATCCCAAAAATAATTATCCTCCAATGAACCTTTATGATATATATCTTTGCGTATCTTTTCGGGTGTACAGTTATTTTCCTCTATATTTTTCATTTTTAGTTTGTATATACCAACATCGTAATAATAAATATTATTTTTATATTCAATACGCACTTCAACAATATCATCATCCACGTATGACTGCTTTCTAAGGGGACTGTCGTGTACATTTTTTATATTAAACTTATAACGAAAATGTCGTGTATCCTCGTTGCTATTAAATATATTTTCGTGGTAATGAAACGAATTTTTATTTATAAATGGTCGTGTTATGTAATTCAGAAATTCATACTTGCTTTTATCTATTTGTCTAACATACTCTCCATTTCGTACTTTATACTGTTTCATAATTTTTACAAGTATATATTCTTGTAAATCAACAGGTAACTTCGACAATATTTCCATTCAGTTAAATATAAATAATAATATATACTATTTATATTTTTAATTAGTTTGTATATTATATAAAAAACAAACTATACTATATTTTTAAAAAATACCACCACGAAGTCGTAGTACAAGATGGAGTGTTGATTCTTTTTGGATATTATAGTCTTCAATAGTTCGTCCATCTTCAAGTTGTTTACCAGCAAAAATGAGGCGTTGCTGTTCTGGAGGGATCCCTTCCTTGTCTTGAATCTTTGCTTTAACGGTGTCAATCGTATCACTACTTTCTACATCAAGGGTAATCGTCTTGCCGGTGAGCGTCTTGATAAAAATCTGCATTCTACTTAGGCGTTGCTATAATATTTACATATATTTTATTTTTAAGTATTTTTTTTAAAGTATGTCTTACATTTTACAAGTTTGTTACGTCTAAAAAATATATAATATGCAGCAACTAAAAGTAATAATCCTACTATTATTTTTTTATAGTTACATAGCAAAAAGTTATAAAATAATGAGTCCCAACTATTCCATGTTTGTCCTTTAATATGTGAAAAATAAGTACCCCCTTGACATGTATCTTCATTACAAACATTACAATCACCAGCATATTCTTCGTTTGACAATACATACATATTTTTTATATTTTTTTCTCCATATTTTTTTATCATATTTGTTAAAAAATTGGGTCCACTGCTATTCATTACGTGCCAGTGTTTTCCAAAATATTTATAAGAATTAACATAGTCTGGTAAATTATCAATACAAAATTTTATAAAAGGATGATTAGGAATTACCATATAAAATGAATTAGTATATGAATTTTCTACATTTGATGATTTTGTTAATACCAAATCATACTCTAAAATCGAATCTATTTTTTTTTTACAGATTACATCCATATCTATATAAATACCACCATATTTATATAAAACCAAATATCGGAAAGCATCGCACCTTTGTATATCATAAGGATATGCCATATAAACATTATAAAAATCAGGATATTCTTTTTTAACAAAACTTTCCATCATTTCGTGAGACCAAATAATATGTTTATAATCTTTATGCCAATTTTTACAAGACTCGACTGCGTCTTTCCATTCATCAGGAACATCTAATGTTTTCCATGTTTGATGTATTATTTTAGGTATCATTCAATACTATATATAAGTATATATTATACTAACAAATAATTTCACATATTATTAGTATTTTGATTTTGTTTTTCCATCTTCTCTTTCCGTTTCTTCTCTAATTCATCAATAATTTTATTCGCTTCTGCCAGTTTATCATTTAGCTTAACTTTATTAGATTTACTTGAGGTCCACGATTTAGGTAAATCCGGATGTTTTTCTATTTTGAAATATTCCCGCTCTTTTGTATGCGACCTATCTATCCACTCGCGATAATATACAACATACTTTTTCATCATATGATGTTCTAAACCATTTGGTAGTGACTGAGCACTATGCTTTCTATTTCGCTTTTTAGTGAAAGAAGTTTCGGTTTCAACATTTGACATCGATGATGATTATTATTATTATTATTATTATTATTATTATTATTATTATTATTATTATTATTATTATTATTATTATTATTATTATTTATAAGAATAAATTTAATTCCTATTTTTAATTTATAGTTTTAGATTATAAAAATAAAATATAAAATGATGAAAAATATATTTGGTTTAGTAAACAATGACAATGTACCACTTCCTGTTTCAGTTCCTGTTCTACGTGAGAAGCATCCGCATCTGAAACAGCAACAGCAAGAACCCGAAAAAATAAAAAGTAAAAAAAATGTTCCTTTTATTTCTCCTGAATTAGTTGAAAAAATGAATATTTTCTATAAACTGTTACATGCGGTATGCGGAATGTTAGATGAAGAAAAAATCCCATTTTATCTAGACCGCGGTACTCTTCTTGGATGTATTCGAGAAGGAAGGTTATTACTACATGATACAAATGTAGACATAACAATACACTTATCAAAATGGGAAAAACTTGTCGACATAGACTTATCAAAACATGGTATCGTGTTGAAAACAAAAAATAATGAATTTCCTGATAATTACACTGGGAATGCATTGTCTGTTTACTTAGAAAACGAAAATTCCGAATATTATTGCAACATTTACGCGAATCCCGCATTTCCTATCTTAGACATAAGTGCAATGAATGATAGCTTATATCCTGTTCCAAAAGAACCAGATGTATATTTAAAACAGTTATATGGTAACTGGACCGTCCAGTCAAATATACATGCTGATACAAAATACCACCGTAATAATGGGCTTATTTTGAGTGAATATAGAAAAAATTGGGACCTTAAGTATAACATATACAGGTGTAAATTTTAATACAGGAATACATTAAAATAAAATATAACATATAAGTAGTATAGTGTATTATGAGTGCACAACTAGGGGTTATAATAATTATTATAACCGTTGTATGCATTACCTTACTTTTTTGCATAGGACGCTGTATTGCAGGATATTTTAACATATGATATACATGATATATATGGTATACATGATATATATGGTATACATGATATATATGATATATAAAATTGATATATATGATATATAAAATTGATATAAACAAATTATAACATGGTAGTTACACCGACCGAAAATAAAAATGAGACAAACTTTCTATAAAAATAAAAAATCGTTCAGTTAATCTTTTTGTAATATAAATGCACCCTTAAAGATCATTATACTATTTTACGACTATAGCGATTACTAATCGATAATAGTGGTTAGTATATTTTATTGAAACTTATAATCACGCTTATATTTTTCAGGTCGCATGTTTTTGAGTTATTGAGTTGAATATATATATAAACAATATAAAAAGACCTTCACCATATTATGTAGCAATTAGAACCATAAAAAATAGAATGGAAGCCGCACACATTGCTGTAGATGTAGCTAGTGCTAGTATAAATTATACCGATGTTAATAAAAAATTCCAAGATTTAACATCAATATTTTACACTACAAAGGGATGTATGATTTTAACATTAAACGATACATTTTCAAAACGTTTTATCGCAACTCATCCAAAGTTAGAATGGAATGAAAAATATAATAGTTATGCAGAAGCAGTAGTATTAACTGCTAAAATTAACATAATTATTTTTGGACAACCGTTTGAAGTTTATCTGCATCGTCCTATAAAACAGATTCATCGATGGGAGTATGAATATTTTTTCGGATTTGGTGGACATAATGCAGGGTTCTCCCGTGATAGAATCATCCTTACATTTTCGGAAACATTTAATAAGGATATTGATGTTGAATATTTACTAATGACGGGGACATTATATCAAGGTGGTGATGAAGACGATGAAACCGATGAAGCTGTATGTTGTGTAATCGATGAAAAATATGTTAAAAATGCGCTAAAGTTGTTAGTTATTGGAGGTTATGTAAAACACTGGAATGCTTTTAATTATTTTAAAAAATGGTTTAAGGACCGCGGATTTAATGTAGAAATTGAAGAAAATAACTCTAATAAGTTTGCATCATTTATTTTTGAGGATTATGCAGTTATTGAATCATAAAAGATGGGTCGCCTGTAATTTGGCGAAGAACATGATTCGTATACGCCATCGCAACTGCATCTGCTTCATAGTAGTTCCAGTATATATCTTGGATTCTTAATTCCGTACGGTTTTGATTACCCGCGCATATGACATTTGTAAAGCTTGTTAACGTACATTGTAATGGATGCTGTGGATAATCATTTTTGACAAACGTACCTTTGAATTTTTGATGTGCATATTCGGGGCGTTTTTCTTGAATCAAGTATGTCTTTCCAGGCACAAGGTCGGCAGGATATACGTGTTGAAGAGGGCGCATTGCGTGGTGTGGTGTGGTGTGGTCTCAGCTATATCACGATTAAACAATATAAAACATTTCAATTTTATATTGTTACAAAATTGAAACCAAAAATGTGTATACAACTAGGTGTAATCAGAACCGTAATAAGTTATTACATCAACCCCTCTATTATTTTCCAATTTTGAAAATGAAATCTGTTGCTAAAAGCGCTAAAGAATCATCATCAAAAAAGCCAACAAAAAGGGCAGCAAGAGCACCAAAAGCACCAAACCATAAGTTACGGTTTAATGAATTTGAGGTATTAACAAAACATTCTATAGGAAATGCAGGTGAGGACTTCATTTGCAATACGATTCCATGCGAAACGTGTGGTCATACAAAATGGACGAATTTGAACAAAGTGCAAATGAACTATCCGGGAGTTGATTTATGCTGTGACTATTGTGGCACATTTGTGCAAGTGAAAACAATGTGTAGCAAAAATGGGAGTTGTCCTCTGTCGCAGGCTAGCAATGGTGCATGGAAATTCCCGACATCGAAAAATACGGTTCGTGAAACCTTGAAAATGTTGAAGGGAAATATTCGATATATTGCTGTAGTATATGATACGAATTATAATATTATAGAGGTAAGCATCACTGGTATGTTATCGTCAAAAAATATACACTATACGGAAAATTACATAGTTTCGGATGACATCAAGTATTACCCTCCACGAATTTTGCGGACACTGAAAAGTATATGCGAAGTGAAGTGAGGTGAGGATTGTTGCGTTGGTGTTTAATTCGTTTTTTATTTGTTTACTTTATTATACCATCTTTAATTTTTCACCAAGTTCTTTATAATAGTGTCCATTATACGGGATGTTTTTGGTAAGTGCTTTTGTCAAAGTTTTATCGCTTATTGCTAATGATTTAATGCAGTCGTATTTACATTCAAATTCTTTTATTAAGTTATTATTTGTGTCATATTGTCCAACACCATTTTTGTATAATATTGGTGTTCCGTTTATTTCTTCAAATTTGCTAGTTAACTTTTCGTCACAATTATTATATAATATATAATAAAAACCATTAGCTAATGTACTATTTTTTACTGGACCGTCTAATGCCGATGAAGACTCATAACCATTAAAATGTGCGGCAGTTTTTCTGTCTATATACACATTTACAATTTTGGTTTTTTCTTTATCTAGTTGAGCTATGTAACCTAAGTTTTGAACTTTTGTTTCTTTTGTAGGTTTAATTTCATGTACAATATTTGGATCTAAATTTCTTTCAACTAGTAACCAACGAAAACCACAATAAATAGTGTTGTCTGTTATTGCTTTCATTACACTTGGTCTCTTTATATTTTTACTTTCATTCATTGCTTCTGTAACGGATTCATAAACTTTAACTAATTTTAATGTTTCGGGATTTATTTTTTGGAGTCTTGGACCGAGGTTAGGTAGTTGTTGATTAAAGCCGGTAACTATTTTTTTCTCTTGTTGTGAGTTTAATTTACTTAATATTTCTTTATTTGTTTGTTCTAAAGAATTAACTTTACTTAATAAAATTTTATTAGTATGTATTATTTCCTTTAATAATTCATTGTCGTTATTTGCAAATGTATTCATAGCATTTTCTTGATTTTTAAATTTTAAATTTTCAATTTCAAGTAACAATTCATTTACTTTGTAGTTATAATTATCTATATTATCGTTAACTATTTTTAATAATATTTTATAAGTTAGATTACCTCCTATTAAAAACAATTCATTTTCACTATCATGATTTGGTAGATTTTTTACTATATTTGGTTTTATAGTATTATGGCAATGTAAAAAATGCTCAAAGTCTTTACTTTTATTTACACAAAAACAATCAAGTAATATGCATTCCTCGTATTTACTTTTATGTTCATTATATCTACCCATAATCCCTATTCTGCTTTCTCCTATTTTTACAACATATGAACCATTTTCGTATGTCTTAACTTTAATAATATAAACCATATTCCCAGCATTGTTAAATTGTTTGAGTAGAAATTTTTCATTATCTAATTCTTTTTGTTTAATTAATTTTTCTTCCATTTCTTTATTTTTGGTGGTTTCTATAGCAGACATTTCATTTTTTGTTTGTTCTAATTCTTTTTGTAATTCATATATTCCATTCAACCTTATTTCTTTAATTACTTCACACACCCAATTCTGAAAACGTTGAGCAATAGGTTTTCTCGAACGAAACAGCATTTTATATAACCCTTTTTCTGTCAAAAATGTAACTTCTTGATTGCCACCAAGGGTGTTCATACTATGAACTACCTTCTCAGATTCATCAAAATCCATAATTGATGTTCTTATATTACTAATTTCAAGAACCACTCCAATATCACTCGCTCGGAATAGTGGATCAGTTTTTGTTCCTTTTATAACTACTTCTGTGTGCAAGTTATTTGAATTAAATGCTTTTACAATATCCATGTCAATGTTTATAGGGCGTTATACTCTAGATAACGACCTTTATTTAAGCCCTTTATACCATATATATTATTTTTGCTTTAATAATCAACAAGCAAAAGTTAATTATTAAAATAGTAGTAAAAATACAAGACCATATATGGTAACAAAAAACGTTTAGTTAGAGTACGCCAACCCACCCATACCGGACATGATACGGAGAACGTTGTAATTGGTAGCATAGACACGAACCTTGGCAGTCTTGGTGCCCTCAACGGTGGCGTTGGAGAGAACAAGCTGAAGGGTAGCATTGTCAATGCGGGAGAAGTTGCACGATCCGCTTGGTTGATGCTCTTCAGGTCTCAGAGCAAAGGAGTAAACATTGATACCGGTGTCAGGGGTGTGAGTGTGGTGCTGGTAAGGCTGAACCAGGTCGAAGTAAGTGCCTTCGCGCTCAGAGAAGCGGTCCTGACCGTTAAGCTGGAGCTTAGCAGTGACAACGGGGTTCATACCCCAGCAGTGGAGGTCAAGAGAAGTCTGGGTAAGAACGAAAGTACCGGCATCAGATACACCAGAGTTCTCGTAAGGGATTCTGCCGCTAAAGCCGGGAGCCATGTTGGACTGGTCATAACCAGTGCCGTCAGCGCCAGCGAGGTCGCCCTGCTGCCACCAGTAAACGTTGGAGACATCGATAGCACCGGCTTCATTAAAGAGACCAGAGCCGTTGATGAAGGAGCCAGTAGTCTGGGCAACAGCATCGTGTCCACCGAAAGCATGGATAGCATTGGGAAGAGCATCAACAGCGTCAGTGTAGTTGAAGGGCTGAGCACCAAGAAGTCTGTACAAAAGCTGGTTGCAGTCGAGAGAAGAGCAGTAGTCAACGTTCTGATCGGGCTGGACAACCCAGATAAGCTCCTTAACGGGGTGGTTAAAGTTGAGCTTGATCTTGTTGGAAGAAGAACCGACGGACTCATCACCAGTGAACTGGAGCTGCTCGATAAGGTACTCGTGGGGGTTCTGAGCCATACGTCTGCGCTCATCGGTATCCAAGAAGACGTAGTCAACATAGAGAGAGGCAGCGACAAGAGACTGGTTGTAGGCAGTGTTGACACGTCCACCGGCAGGAGAGCTGGCGTTGTTGGGGTTGCCGCAGCTGAGAGAGCCGACAGCCCACAAGCACTCATCGATGGGACGAATATCAAGGTTAATCTTGACTTCGTGATACTGAAGAGCGATGAGGGGAAGGGCAAGACCGGGGTTACGGCAGTACCAGAATTGGAAGGGAACATAGAGAGTAGTCTCGGGCAGAGCATTGCGGGGAGCGCAAACCTGACGAGGGGCGTTTGCCTGACAAGGACCATCGATGGCATTGAAAGAGGGATCGGTGATGAAGGTCAACTCGGTGGTGTTTCCAACCATGGCGTGGTAACCAGAGCGCTGGTCACTGGGAAGAGTAAGGTTGTTCCAGATGTGCATCCAGTCACCATACTGGCGATCAATGCGCTGACCACCGATCTCAACCTCAACCTGGGAAATCAACTGCTCACCGGGGAAATCGAGCCAACGAGCATAAACACCGTCCTGGGTAGCTCCCTTCATGGACTGGTTAATCTCGGGGAGAGTAACCTGAAGGTAAGTGCGGTAAGCCAAATCACCATTACGAGAAATGGTGCAGGTTACACGACGACCAAAATCGGCTTGACCGTTAAAAGTCTGCTCGATAGACTCCATTGCAAAGTTGGTGTGACGTTTGTAAGACACCTTCCAAAAGGTAATCTGAGGGTTGCCCGTAAGATAGACATCTTGGGCGCCGTAAGCTACAAGTTGCATAAGACCTCCTGCCATTTTTGTTTATTATAATATTGCTAAAGAAAAAAATTTTGTAAAAAAACTTAATTAACATTTATAAATTAATAATTAAAAATTAACAATAAATAATTAACAGTAAACGATTAACAGTAAACGATTAACAGTAAACGATTAACAATAACTAACAATAATTAGTAGACAGTAATTATTGTTATTAATTCATTAATATTTTCCTAAAGTGATAAGAGGTAAGAACAATTCACACAATAATATTATTCATATTTGACTTTAAAAAATGTACTAAATATTCATCGGAATATATCTCGGTTTGTTTTTCATGCTTTTTCCTAAAAACATACTCGTCGTTCTTTTTTCTTATACTCCATCCATTTTCTAAAGTATTCATCAAAAATATCATCAAGTATATATCATTTTTTTGTTCAACATTTATATCCAACTTACCCTTGTCTATTAGAATTTTTAATGTATGAACACCTTCCTTTAATGGTACGATATCTTCTTTTTTTTTCACTACTTCTAAACTATATGTAGCCTTATTTTGTCCTTGTCCTTGTCCTTGTCCTTGTCCTTGTCCTTGTCCTCTCACAGATTCATTCGCTCGATTATTATATATTTTATGAATGATGCGTTTGTTTAAATAATCCTCTGTTATAATCTCTGTTGTTGAATCATCTAATTTTTTTAAATAAAAAATAGTTTTTCTTTTCTTTATAGCCATGTTATTTTCTAAACAGTTCATAATAAATTTCATTTTATAATATGTTTCTCTCTTAATATTCGTAATATCCAGAGAATCTATGTTTATATTTGTAGTTAAAACATTTGAACCATTATTGATATCGTGAGTTTTTTCATTTTTAGCACATGCGTCTAAATTATTTGATAACATTATTTTATTTTTATAGAGAAAACATTAATACATTCCTAACATTATTCTTATTATTCTTATTATTCTTATTTACTATTTTGTAAAAACCTCTAAATTCTCTAAACTCTCTATTATAAACTTTTAACCTAAACATCTCAAACTATATAATCTACTCTATTTCATATAACTTATCCTGCTACTTGGTGTTCCTTCGATAATATTGCACCATGAAGCAAAGAAAGTGTCTTGTTTTCACTAGAAAAATAACTTGGATAAAGAATACTCCAGTCTAATGTGTCATCAAATAAGCTTAACTTTGTATATACATAACCTAAAAATGCACTACAAAAAAATCTCGATGTCTTCTGAGGATGACGGTCTTTTTTGCAGTAAGCTTCTATCCAATCTGTAACAACAACATCATATGGTTTATCGTATACAACTTTATGTATTTCTTTCAGTTTTTCATTATTGAATATTTTGTCGTACTCTTTCGTGTTTTTGAATTCGATTTTGCGAACATATATTTTTCCACTATATGTCGAAATAAAATGCTCATATGGAATAAATTGAACTCCGAATTTTTTTGTATTATCTTCTGGATCCGGAATATCTGAAATACCTGATGTCCAAACATATGTACCCTTTAATGGAACATCTGTGAATTCTGGGTCTACTACAATCATACCAACATGTGAAAAATCACTCTTTGTCATAAATTTTATCAACCAACTAAATAACCCCCATGATTTGTATTCAAGGTTGTCGCATAAAAGAATGTCACCTGTTTTTAATGTACCGCTAAGTTCACTCGTTGGTTCACTCGTTGGTTCACTCGTTGGTTCACTCGTTGGTTCACTCGTTGGTTCACTCGTTGGTTCACTCATTATATTTTACTTTACTTTATTTGTTTTATTTACTTTATATTATATCATAAAATATAAATATTAAAGTAGCATAAAATATTAAAGTAGCATAAAATATTAAATTAGATATAATTATTAATTATTATATATTAAAAAAGTTATACTTATAACAATATAGTGAATATATAAATATAGATATATAGATGCCATCTTTTAAACATAAAACAAATAAAAAAATTTTTGTAGACAAAAAAAGAATAATGACGCTGGATAGCGTTCATCGTGAACTACAATGTGAGTTTAATTTGATTAATAGCGAAGTATTACCTACATTAATTCGTAGAAAAAATGAAATAATGAAACAGTTAAATCACTCCGAACATATATTGGAGGTCAATGATAAAATAGAGTTACAAGATTCTTTATATGACATAAAAGAGGAAATCTATAAAAATAAAAAAAAGATTAAAGACTACTACCTGAACAACAGTAAATTTATTTTCGATTATTTTGAAAACAAAAAAGAAATTACGAATGGTACAAATAAAACAAAGATTCTTAACTCTTTTTTCAAAGTAAATGATAATACATTTGATGAAAATGCGTTGACGCGTGCAAATGACAATAATGTTCAAAAGTTTTTTACAAATCTCGACCAGACATTTATTAACATAAATGACTATACGTATGCCATTGATATATGTCAGTCTTGTAATAAGGGAGAAATGATTCCCGTCGAACATGAGGGGATTATGGTTTGCAATGTTTGTGCAAAACAGATTACTTATCTTATCGAAAATGAGAAGCCGTCTTATAAAGAACCGCCGAAGGAAGCGTGTTTTTATGCATATAAAAGAATCAACCATTTTAAAGAAATTCTTGCACAGTTTCAGGCAAAAGAAACTACGCAAATCCCGGAAGAAGTTCTCGAAAATATCAAGCAACAACTTCATAAAGAGCGCATCCCTCTCTCAAAATTTACGAATTCTAAAGCAAAAGAAGTTCTTAAAAAATTGGGATATAATAAGTATTACGAACATATCCCCTTTATTAAAGATAAACTTGGTATTAAACCGCCGATTATGACACCGGAGTTAGAAGAGACGTTGTGCAATCTTTTTATGGAGATACAGGGACCGTATGCGAAATTTTGCCCGGATGACCGTGTGAATTTTTTGAATTATTATTATACGGTTTATAAACTGTGCGAACTTCTGGAGAAGACTGAATTTCTTTCTTATTTTCCGATGTTGAAAGATAAAGAAAAGAGGATAGAACAGGATGATATATGGAAGAAAATTTGCGAGGAGTTGAACTGGGTATTTATTCCGACACAATAGGTTGTGGTTGTTGTTGTTGTTGTTCAGATGATAGAGGACTAAGTGTATCAACACTACCCTGACTACTCGGAATATCACTATGACTCATAATAATATTTATATTAAATAAAGAATAGTCTTCTATAAAGTAAGTAACAACTATTTATTATTTACATAATAAAATGTAAATAGTAAATATTATCTACATAGTTTCTAAATAAACGCTTTCTTTTTTACATCTTCAACTGTTTAAAGTTTAAGAGGGGTGGGGAAACCAACAAGGTTAGCACCAATACCGAAACCAGCACCAGTTCTAGCAGAAACAGCTAAAGTGGGGACATAAACATCCAAGATGGCGAAGGTCGCTGCTGCTACAAGAGAAATCAACGCAATTTCGTTTAACTTAAGAGTCTGAGATGGTATGGAATAAGCAACTATCGCGACACAAAGACCTTCGATAATATACTTAATAAAGCGCTTAAAAAGCTCACTAAAGTCAAGTGTTCCGTACATTATAAATATAATGTAGAAAAAAATATTATTTTATTATTTTATTATTTTATTATTTTATTATTTTATTAAATTTAATAAATAAGTAAGCGTACAACGAATAAATGAATAAATAGTAAACTTACTTAAAATAATTATTTAATTATATAATATAATGTCTGAAACAAATAGTTTGCCAAAGGGAGTTACTCCTAAATATTTACCCGATGGAAAAGAAAACCCCAAATATGTCGACTTATTGGAAGAAGATAAACCAATTGCTGGGCAAAAATTCGTATGTCTTTCGTTCGTTTCACCAGAGCATATTATCAAACAAAAAGACCAATTTTTGTTCGAAGAGTTTGTGAAGCAGTGGGATTACAAAAAGTCAATGGAAAAATTTACCCAGTTTCTCAACTTTGTATCATTTAAGTATTCTCTTTCTTTCGATAAACTTACTGCGGACTTCCAAGAGTTTACAAAGGAAGAGGGAGAGACGATTCGCGCAACATCTGCAACGCTAATTAGCGATGACTATAAAACATTTTTGGATAACAATGAAGATGAACTTGAGCAGAAGTTTGGCGAAAAACATGGGTTCCAAACATCTACGAGAGGCATCAAAGTGCGCGGCGTTTTTGCTACACAAGGCGAGGCGGAACTTCGCTGTAAATTGTTGCGCGAGGTCGACCCCAATCACGATATTTATGTAGGACAAGTTGGTATGTGGGTTCCTTTTCATCCAGAGGCATACAAGACGGGACGTGTCGAGTACATGGAGGAGACTCTCAATCAACTTATGTCCGATAAAAAGAAAAATGAAGAGACTGCAAAACAGGAGTTTGATAAACGTGTGCGCGAGGCTAGGCAGAAAGCGATTGAAGAGAATATGAAAAAAGCGGAAGAGTCTGGTAACAAACTTACACAAACGATTAATGCTGATGGTGAATTAGTTGGTATTTCAAATGTTGCTAATTTTGATGGATTGGACGAAGATTCAACAGTTGATGATATTAAGAAGAGCATATTTGAGGCTGAGAATGTTGTTCTTGATAAAAACACGGACCATGGTTTGTCAAAACTGACACATTTTGAGAATTAAGATGATGTCGACATGAAATCGACATAAATCGATATGAAACTATTGAATAAACAAAATAAACAAAATAAACAAAATAAACAAAATAAACAAAATAAACAAAATAAACAAAATAAAAGTTTTAACTATTAAATATTATATGTTAAATATTATATGTCACTAATATATAATATTTGCTTTTTAATTGGCATGAATAAAAAGGTAAAACAATATGTAGTAAGTAACTATTTCAAATCATTTAATAGCGATAATATATTTATTAAGTTAGTTTGTTTATTATTCATTATAGCTGCTATTATTATATGCATGTATTTCTTGTATAGGGCGATATCTAATGCATTATATATGTATAGATTAAAGACTGATTTTTATAAATTACAGGATATGGGAATAAATGTTAAAAACTATAACATATTATATTTTGAAGAGTTTAAAAAAAAACATATAATGAATTTTTCAAAACTAAAAAATACGAAACATACTGAGTTTAAAAATAAAAATGCAATTGGTATGATTACGGACAAATATGTAGTCTTGGATTTTGATACAAAAAAAGATGTTAGTAATGCAGACTTTTTAATTGAAAAAATACCAAAAGATACCGTTTGTGAAAAAACACCGAATGGGTATCACTACTACTTTGAAAATGATACAGGAAAACCAGTATATACTTATATACAACTAGTTATTGATAATGTAAAATACTCAGTAGATGTGTTAGGTGTTGATAATTTGATAATAACATCTCCTACAAATATAAACGGAAAAGATTATTATTGGATTAATAGTATTTTTACACATAAAGCAGCGAAGTTATCAGAAAATACATGGATACTAGATTTATTAAAAAATCAGAAACCATTTCATCGTAAGTTTAATAACGCTACTTTATCGATGAATATTAAAAATGCTTTTATAATCATAGATAATCTAAGTATTGAAAATAATATTAGATTTACACTTGGTATGATGAAAGAATATTCTGTAAAAATGAAACTGTTAAATGGTGTTATATATGTATATGATGACAACTACTATTTTTTGACTAGAGGTAGTTTTAGTAAATACAAGAACAAAAAATCTATGGTAGAAAAACTAAAAAATGTTATTGCCAAAATTAAACCATCGTGTATTATAGATTTATCTATTATAACTAGCAACTATTTTAAACCCGAAAATATTTTTCACATAACATCGTGTGTTATACATAGCGACTTTAAAAATTATAAGTACAATTCAGAATTCCCGAACTATATTGAATGCAGCTATATATACAAAAAAACGAAGTATCTAATCCAAGATACTATTACCATAAATAGTTCTAATAATTCTAATAATTCTAATAATTCTAATAATTCTAATAATTCTAATAATTTTAATACAAAATTAAATAACTTAATATCATGGACTACACCAAATACACCAAATACACCAAATACATCAGAAACAAATAATGCTAGTAAAATATTGACAGGTCCAGAAAGTATTTATATAACATTTTTACTTTCAAATTATTTTAGTATACCATGCGTAACACTGGGCGTGACATATGATGAAAACAATGGTTCAGAAGAATCTACAAAATCTTTAAATCAAGCTTTGTATAAAATTATAAATACTATGTTTTTTTTATTTTAAAATAATGTAAATAGTGCAAATAATGCAAAATAATATAAATACATTTTATAATTTATAGTATAAAATATAAAGTATAAAGTATAAAGTATAAAGTATAAAGTATAAAAATACAAAATGAACAAAGAAGAACAACAAGTTGTACGAGTAGAACAAATGAAAAAAATTCAAAGTGAGGCTCTAGAGTTATTTACCAAAAAAAATATTGATTATGGTGACGCATTTGCCAAATATGGTGTTATCGGTGTTTTAATGAGAATAGAAGATAAACTGCAACGTTCTATGTCTATAACAAAAAATGGAGTAAATTTAATAAGCGATGAAGGAATTAGAGATACGCTAATTGATTTACATAACTACGCCGCTATGGCGCTAATGTTATTGGATGAATAGTCAAGTAACTACTTTGCAATATTACCACCGTAGGTTACTACCATTTATTTTTATTTACTTTAATCTTTGGACCTTGACCTTTGCGTTTAATATTCGCAGGGTCATATTGTTCTTCCTCGTCATCGGAATGAATATCTTTCGACATTTCCCAGAATTCTTTTGCGCCTAATTTAAATGGACCATGTGTTTGTGCTTTATACCAAAATATCTGGTCATGTAACTTATTTGATTTTGCGTTATTGTTTATTACTAGACATTCATAGTTTTCGGTACACTGGTCCATCACTTGACAAAAACTTTCAAATGTTGGAAACATACCAGCGTAGTTTTCATAGATTCTTTTACGATTCCCAATATATGGTTCGCGTAAAATAAAAACATAGTCAATATTGGTTCGCAAATTTGGCGGAATACCTAAAGGATACTGCATTGTAATTACCAACATGATTTTCCAGTGACGACCGTTCATAAAAAGTAAACGCATCATAACATCTTTGGTCCACTTATTGTCAAAAAGACAGTCATCTAATACCACAAATGTTCGTGGATCAATTGTGCTTCTTTTATACGACTCTATCTCTTTTTTCATCTGTTTTAATACGGCTTTTTGTCGTTTTAAAATATTTTCAATAATCGCCGTATTATAAGCATCGTGAATAAATAACTTGGGAACATGCTCTCCGAAAAACCCGTTCCCTGCCTCTGTGCCGGATATAACAGTACCGATGGGAATATCTTGATGATAGTACATTAAATCTTTTACTAAAAAACTTTTTCCTGTATCACGTCGTCCGATAAGAACAATAACGGGTCCTTTATTTTCGTCAGGGCGAAAACTAATTGACCTCATATCAAATTTTGCTAATTCTAAACCTACACTCATTATTGTATATTGTATATTTATATATACTTAGTTATTTATAATATATACTAAAAAACATATAAGTTACAAACGCATATTTGTTAGTTTTTTAACATATTACACCGACCGAAAAGAAAAATGAGACAAACTTTCTATAAAAAAATAAAAATCGTTCAGTTAATCTTTTTGGTAATATAAATGCACTCTTAAAGAGCATTATACTATTTGACGACTACAACCAATTACGATTGTAGTGGTTAGTATATTTTATTGAAACTTATAATCACGCTTATATTTTTCAGGTCTTTCTCCTGTTTCTATATAGTGATTAAATACCTTTTGTATATTTTTACATCCATTCTTATCGCGATTGATACATCCCTTCCGTTTGTTTTCCATTTTAAATGTTAGGATTGAATGCATCTTTCGTTCTATGCTTCTCTTATCTGGTAAATATAAATTATTACACAATTCTTCTGTTTTATAGTTCAAGCATGATGTTCTAAATTCATCTATATTATAAACTTCAAATCTGGTATTTATTTTTCTTTTTATTGATAAATTTGGAGTTGATATAAAATTTCTCATCTGTTTTCCAATACTCCAATCACCGATTATGATTTTTATGTCCTTACCATACTTGTTCTCAATCTTATTTAACATATTGTCCTCTGTTCTTTTTGTATTTATATACGAATACCATTTGTATTGTCTGAATTTTTCATCTTGATATAATTTTGCAATCGCATCATTTACTTTTAGTTTTTCTTTGATATATTCTTTAAATTTTTCAATATCGCATGTTTTTGAATTGAATAATGATAATGTATTTTCAATTTCAGTAATGTGTTGTTTATCCTTATAATTTTTTAATAATGATGAATATTTTATCCGCTTGGTTTCTTTTATTCGTTGCTTATTTGTATATGAAAAATAATTACCATCATCATCCATCATTTGTAATAATGTTCTTTTTCCAGGGTCAATAAATAAATGTTTTCCATCTAAAAAATCCTTTGAAACTTCATCAATATACGGAAACTCGTGTAATACTTCTTTTTTGGTTTCTTTCTTTTGTAATTCTCTTCTTTTTCTGTTTTCTTCTTTTAACCTATTTTGTTGCACTTGCTTTTCTTGTTTTTTAATCTCCTTTTCCTCTTCTGTTAGTCCTTTCATTCGTTTCTTTTCATTCTTCATCTTATCTTTCTTTATTCTTTCTTCATTTACAAAGTCAGTATGTAAAAATCGTAATGAAACCGAATATCCATCGGTTATAATGGTATAATCAAACACATACTTATTCATATGATGCAGTTTAAAAAATGTATTCCATAATTTATCTTTATTTGTTTCAATATTATCAAAATATTGTTTTTTATCAGTATCAATAAGCAGTTCTACAACAGATTTTGTATCTATTTGTATATGCCTTGGTATTAGATGGGTTTGAAGTGGAAAAAACTGGAACATCTTTGTATTCACTTCTTCTAATTGCAAATTCATAAATATCATGTGTTTCAAATATTTCTGTGGATTGACCTTTATATCATAAAAATAACTTGTATCATAATTCTCTGGAACAATTTTGTATCTGTTATCATTTAACCAAGTATGGTATTTTTCATCACATGTTAAAATTTCAGAATCATTTATGATGTCATTTTTTACTTGTTGTAGTTCTTTATAAAATTGTTTCTTGAAATCTTTGTTTTGAAGTTCATTTTGGTATACATTTTTAAAGTAAGAATTAACAAATCGTTTAATGTAGTCAATAAAGTGCATTTTGATGTTATTTTCAATAGCAGTAATCATAGTAGTAGCATAATAATCTAATATAGCAGATAAATTCTTACCATCTTGTAGTGTAAATATAGAATTACCAATATTTTGAAATTCTTGGAGTAGTGCTAAATTATTTCCTTTGGGTTTTGGTCCTGCTGAAGCTTTCACTAATGACTTCATAGACATTCTAATTGTATCTTCTGTTATAATTGGTATTTCCTGATTGTTATGATACTTTTGAAGCACCCATAATCTCAATAAAAAATAAGAGTTTGTAGTTATTGTGTTTGTTCTTGAAACTGCGTCATTAATCCTTTCTAAAACATCAATCGGTAAATCTGATTTTATAATTTTCTGTATTGGAAGTTTTATGCACCGATATTTATCAGGCGGTTTTACCTTTTCATACATTATATAGTTACTTAATATTTTATTTTTAAGTAATTATACGCAGAATTACTAAATCTAATAATCTTCATCTTGTGAAAAAATAATTTTTTTGGTTTCGTCTAAAAATATAGTATGTTCGTATTGTGCTGTATTACCATTTGATACGCATAGCGGTGGGTATTCAAATAGATTTTCATTTTTAACTAATATATTCAGGTGTGTATTCATATTTGGTAAATCATTTAAAAACCTACTTGAAAATGGTAATGTTTTGAAGTCATGTTTTATTTTATTGTAAAATTTTTTACTACTTTCCAGTTTGAATGTTGGAGTAATGTTGGGGTTAATTCTAAATATATTTGAAATTCCAGTTTCATCTGCTATATCCATATTTGTAGAACCAAAAGTTTCAATTGCATAAACACCTTCACTAAATCGTTTGTGTGTTATATTTGGATCTGGATATGATGGCAAAAAATACCCACCATGTATAATTCCTTTTTGAATATTATGTCCTCCGAGATTTCTGATAGGGTGTATATCATATGCTTCCATAACTTCCTTAATTGAATTGGACCACTCCAATATGTCTACATCAATCCCAGCATTTTTTATTCCCGTATATGTTGCTTCCTTAACAGCATTATTCAAAATATCATGTTTGTCATTAAAATATAATGTAAAAGCAGAATCAATTATCCATTCATTTACTTCAATTCCAAAATCAACCTTAATTATATCATCTTTTTTCAGTATTGTATTATCATTTGGAGGTGGATGGTAATGTGCTGCACATTCGTTTATTGATAACCCGACTGGAAAACCAATTCCTTTATTTATAGAATGTTTTGGGTTAGAATATTCAATTGTTTTTTTTTCAATAAATTCTGCAATCTCCAATAGTTTAATTCCAGGTTTAATTATTTTTTTAACATCAGTTCTAACTTTTTTATGAATACTACCTGCTATTTCTAATGATTTGATTATTTCACTTTTATCGCTCATATTTTCAATCATAAATAATACTATATAATAATATTTAAACCATTATTACTATTTATCCTTATTTTTCATTTCCTCTATCTTTTTCAAATAATACTTTCGTCTATATTCTTTCAACTTTTCGGGATTATCTTCTTTCAACTTCTTTAAATAAGTAGCACCTTGCTCTTTTATCTTATCTTTATTTTTTTCATAATATCGTTTGTGATTATCTCCATTTGTATATTTTTTAAGTTTTTCTTCTAAATCTTTGACCTTTTCTTTTAGTTCCGTATTTTCCTGTTGTATGATATCAATATCCATTATGAATAATAATATTATATAAGTTAATTTTAAATAATTTATATATTATAATGAAACAACATAGTGATGACTACAAATTAAGTGCTGTCATGTATTATATAAATCATAATGAAGATTTACGAGATACATGTGATATTTTTAAATGTAAATATCAATCGTTGCATCGTTGGATTAAAAGATATAAACTGCAAGGAGATATTCGTAGAAAAACACGCAAAAATCATAATTTAAAAATAACACCCGAAATAGAAAATTTTGTAAAAGAACAAGTAAAAAGAGACCCAA